AGCACCAAAACGATACCATTCATTGTCAGTAGTATAAACCCATCCAAGATATCCACCCTTCGTTGGATTTTGATAGTAAATTACATCTCCAGGATTACCCGAAAGTATTGGTGTAGTAACTCCAACGGTATATTTTCTAGAAACTGTAGCATCGCCCTGCAAGAACAGCGAGAATGCTTCAATACCTTTATTGGAAGTTGATGTTATCTTATTTCCAAATACAACAGGTCCATTAAACTCAGAAATTGATTTGCCATCACTACCACCATCAACACGAATTGAACGACTAAATGTTCCTTGAACTGGAGTAATAACATTTAATCCAGGAAGTCCTCCAATATCTTCACCAGTTACAGTTTGGACAGGAGTATCAAAGATTTCTTCTTGACCTGTAACTGAACTCAATCTCTTATTTCCTGAGTATGAAATACCCTTATCATTCATACCAGTATAGAAGTTAATACCACCATCTTTTCTGGTTGATTGTGCAAGGAGTTCCTCTATTGAAGAAATCTGACGATCTTGTTTATCTGGGAATGCAGTTGAATAGTTACCAGGACCAAATCCAACATATTCAAATGTATGACCAGATGCACGAATGATTGAATGCCTACGGAACTCAATTGGATTGGCATAAATTCTTCTTACAACAGAGTTGACTGAATGACTAACTGCTTTTGTTCCAAGAACTCCACGGAAAACATAAATTGGATTTGTTGGAGTACTTGGAATAGTTGTTTTTACTCTCACGATTTCTTCGTCAATTACCAAATAATCACCAATTTTAATATCAAGATTTTCAATATTTTGAATGTTAATCTGGTCCGTAAGTGCATCTGGAATAAGTGCTGATAAAGTAGTTGTAATTCCAGCATAAGTTGGAATCATTCTGCCATTTAAATTTTCATTATCAACTGTAATTGTACCACCATTTGATGTTACACCTTCGCGATATGCATAAAGAGTTCCTGCTGCTGAAGGAGAAAATGTTCCAACACCAATCGTAACGGAGAATGAATTTAGATTGAGATTTTCTTTGACAACAAAATCTCCGTTATATATTTCTTCAGTAGATCCTATTAAACGAATCTTATTATCAACCTTTAACCCATGACGGTTAGAAGTTGTAATAGTTGCAATTCCAGAATTATTATCATATGCCAATGAACTAACTCTAATTGCTTCTCCAGTTAGGTCAGCAAATGCATTTAATGTAAATTGCGTTCCAATACCAAGTGTTGAACCAACTGAAATTGAAGATGCAGAAGAAACTGCAAATCTATACCCAGCTCCAACAGTAACATTTGTAATTCTATAAAGATCATTAAATGTAGAATAACCTTCGGAGGATACTCCAGAAATTCTGATAGTATCTCCAACATTATTATAGATTTGAGTAACTGTTACTACTGCCGGAGAATATCCTGTGGTTGTTGCAACACCTACAACAGAAAGAGTATTTCCAATTCCATAAGAAGACCCACCATCCATGATTACAATATCAGAAATAGATCCTGATCCATCTACTGATATTTTGGCAGTAGCGAAGGCACCTGTAGCAGATCCAGCAAATCCAACAAGACTTGCATTATATAAACTTGTAGCACTTCCATACCCATATCCAGATCCAGCATTAGTAATACTGACTTGTGTGATACGATTTAATCCATGATCAATAGCAGTATGTACAGTATGTGTAGATGCATCTGTTGAAGTAATATCTGTAATAGCAATGCCTACATTACTATCCGATAGAACTTTGGAGATTGTTTCTTTTGTAATACTCTTACGGACATCATTAACTACAACTTCACCAATTACTGATGAAGATGCAAACGATTGAGTCTCATCTGGATCTGATTCTGGATTATCACGATTTGTTTGCGGATAAAGTTCTTTTACTGGTTGAGAATATTTTTCCTCAGTAAAAGGATCAACACTTGGGGAATTGGAGGAATTTAGAACAGTTAAGTAATAGACACCATCTTGTTGCCCTGCAATATATTTTTGTGCTTCTTGAGTTTTGAGATTATAATAGGTATTCTTATACTTACTTCTTTTAAAATATGGAAGAGAAGAATCTCTTGCTGAAATATCATTTGTTAATGCACCTGGATCAGTGTCTAAAGCAAATGTAAATACTTTAGCATTTGTAATTGTACTTACTACATAAGTTCCATTATATCCAGAATTACTTGCACCAATTACATTATTTGAACTTTTAATATTAAAAAATGTGACTTCAGATCCTACTGATAAATTATGAGGAAGTTCTGTAGTGATATATGCAATACCTGCTTGCCACTGGGCATCAGCAACGAATCTAAAGTTTCTTTGCTGATTTACATTTGAAATAGAACCAGCACCAAAATAAGTTTGAATTTCTCCGCTAGTTGCTCCAATAGTGGTATTAGATTCTTGAATAACAAATCCATCACTTGGTGGTCTTGCATACAATCCAGAAGATGCGGGAATTACATATCTTAGACGATAAATCGTATCATTTGCATTTCTTGAATCTTGCTTACGATTGATATATGTTCTAGGAGTTGCTGCACCAAGAATAGTTGAACCAAAACTTACGATTGCTGGATAAATCTTATTATCAGTTTCACTGTTTGATACCTGAATATACCATTGCGAATTACTATAATCAAACTGAACTGGGTGTCCAATGTCCCCAGAATTCTTATCAGATACTCTACTTACAACACTTAAAATACCACCTTTGTTGTTAATTAAAATCTCACTTGCACTGATGGCATCGTTTTGAGTTTTTGCAAGTTTCAGTTGCGTAGTTGTTGTAAGTCCACTGCTTGCATTACTACTCGTAATTGCATAATAAACTGTATTTGGCAACAAACCATCAGGAAGTTGTCCATTATCACTCAATATGCGAACTGATTCTCCATTTATAAATGTATGATTTTGTGTTAATGAAAGTGTATTGCTGGAAATATTATTAATACCAGAAATACTACGACTTACATAGAATTTCTTCTCAGAAGTTGTCTGAGATCCAGGCATTACAATACGAGCACTATATTCTGATGCAGTGCTTCCTGCTGAAATTATAACTTTTAGAGTATCATTTTCTCTAGCACCAATACGATATCCTTCTAGAACATTTTCTGGTGCAACATCAGAGTTTGTTTGATTATAAAGATAGAGATATCCTGTTGAAGCAACCCCAACGGTCTTACTTACGTCAATTGAATTAAATTCAATTGCGGTTTCAACCTTTGGAATTTCTTTTGGTGGAATAATATGAGTGATATAACCAAGATCATCTTGAGGAAATGCATTTCTTCTAAAACCTGAAGCAACAAGTGCCTTTGCTCCAAAGTTAGAGTTTGAGTTGGTAACTGAAAAGTCACCACCACTTTCTACAGCAAAATGTTCAGCATAACCAATCGCAAAGATTGAAACATTCTGAACAAATGCATCATTAATTGCCTTAATATGGAAATTCCTATATGTGGGTTTAAAGATTGCTCTTGAATTTGTACTAATTGTCTCATTTCCAGGAACTGTAGTATCATCATAAGTTCCCGTAGATGAATTGTACAATACAAACGCATTATCATCTTTCTGCAATCCAATACCCGTGAATTGGGCAATAACCATTGATTTAAATCCTGATGCCTTATCACCATCAGCAAGAACTCCGCACATTCCATAAACAGAACGTAAAGAGATGTTAAAGATGTATGGAGATGCTGAAGTTACAGTATCGGAAGTAAGTGATAAAGTTGACCCAGTTGATGATGGGAAAGCAACCAATGGGGCATTTTGAACTTGATATTTAATTACAGTGTCACTTAATTTTTCAGTTACAACAAATTGTCCGTTATAACCTTCTGCAATAATACCAGAAATTCTGAATGGAGTATCTACATCAAGGCCAGATACGCCAGATTCAGTAGTAACTGTAATTATTTTTGATGGAGTAATTCCATTACCAGAAATAATACTTGAAATACCAACAGATGCTCCAGTAGAACCTACAATACGATATTCATCAATCTTGGGTTGAATATCAATGCTAGATGAAGGATAATCTGGTTCAATTGCACGACCAGATGATTGTCCATATGCAAGTCCAACTTTCTCATAATACATATCCAGGTCAGTACGATCTGTTGAATATGTTTGAAAAACATCATCAATATTTACATCATTTACTCCATCAGCATATTCAAAGCAAGATAATTTGTGATGAGAGAAGTTAGGTACAAAAAGATTTTCAGTGTAATCAAGATAGCACTGTCCATTTGGATCGGCATCAAATAAAGAAAACTGCCATATATAACATCCGCCGGTTACACGGAAAATAGTCGATCTTTCAATATTATCGTTAGTTGGATTGGGAACATACTTTGGACGAATTTTAGTCTTTCTTAAATCGAGTCCAACAATTGAAGTACCACGAGGAATAATAACTCCTCCATGAATACTATTCATTTTATAAAGTACGTTATCTGATGTAGTGAGATCAAAGTTTGATGTTAAATCCCAAGCAGGAAAATTATTACTTGTAGAACCATTCCTAAGTCTAAAATTATTTGAACCATCAGGAATCCATCCTGGACGATTATCTATAACGTGATCGCCTGGATATAGAAGAATTGTTGTTTTACCAAATCTATCATTATTCAGTCCTCTTTGGTAAGAGAATCTTGATGCCTCAATTAGTGCTCTTTGAATCGTTTTAAATGGACGAGTCAGTGAGTTTCCTTGATTCTCAATACTATCCGTAGAATCAAGACTGTTTGGATCAACATATATGATTGTACCACGAACAGACTTTAGAAAATTATCTAAACGAGAGAGACCCATCTTATTTTATTATAAGTTCCGTTATGGATTATTTATCATACAACAAAACCTCCACAAGGGAGGTTCTGAAGCACACGGAAGGGATTTGGTTAAGTATCGCCTTTAATATTATACCATTCTTGTTCTTTCCAAGTCAACTGTTGTTTAAGTTTTTTGTCGAAAACCATAAGATACCGATGTTTACGACTCCTATCACGCCACTCACCATCAGCACCTTTGACACTACCTCGTGAATGTTTAGTTCCATCAGCATAGTAGAAATCTTTTTTAGCGTCAGTTAAACCGTAGTACTGAAAATTACAAGCTCTGTATATAATTCCAGAGTGGTGATTAGAGTCAGCGTAACTAAGAACAGCACGAACCGTGGCATCTTTTCTAAACCTCTTAATACATCTACTTACAAACCAAGATGTGATATTATATTCTTCTTTCTGAACTTCTGGATGAATACAGAGACGGGAAAGTTCAAATAAACCTTCTTGCTCATCTCTCTTCAATCCAAAAGCACCTACGGCAATTTCTGGAACTGGGAGACCAGTAAAAATGCAAACACCAAGGCAGTTGCCAATCCTAAGGACATCTGTGAAACAATTGCGGTAAAGTCCATAATTGAAACCTGATTTAAAATCTTTGGATTTGTCTTTTAGATAATGGTGAGTATAAAGTAAGTTTTTTACTTCATCCTTTCCAACTTTATCTATATAAAAATCCGATTTCATTTAAGTATTATTACTCATTTTGTTTGCATTCTAACATATATTCTACAGTATTTGCTACATCATTCATAGCATCACGAAGAAATGGTTGTTGTCCTGATTCTTGTCTGCGAATAGGACGCGAACTGTCAGTAAGAGTCCAACGCCATTGTTTCATGGACTCGCAATACCAAAGATTAATGTTCATTTTGGAGTTATAAAGAACTCAAAGCCCCCGATCTGATTCGAACAGACGACCAACGGTTTACAAAACCGTTGCTCTACCACTGAGCTACAAGGGCATTTAATCAACAGGCAACATTTCTGGATTTTCCAGTTCAAGTTCAAACAACATTGGATGACACTCTTCATCAATCAAATAGAATGATGTTCTGTATAAATCCTCTGGTTCAAATCTTCTTTCTGTATCTGCTAATTTGATTAGTTCCAGATCATAAATTGAGTCGTCTGGAAGTTCGTCAAAAGTAAAAGGAACTTGATTTATAAAGTACATCAGAACAATTTGTGCTCCTTGATTATACCAACAATACCTGGCATCAATTCTGTACTTCATAGGAACTTTTCCTACTTTTGTTTATTTAGAGGAAGTTTATATCCTCTAATACCCGTGGTCAGATTCGAACTGACGCTGGAACGATTTTAAGTCGTTTGTCTCTTCCGCTGGACTACACGGGCATAAAAAACTCAGAGAAGACTGAGTTGATTGCTACATTCTACCATATAAGTAGCAGGATGTAAACGGCAGTATTCATTAAAGGTAATCTTCATTTCTTTATTTGTAAGATTACAGTTTTCTGCTGCCTTTGGAATGTTCCACTTTGCTGTGAAAAGCATTTCCATTGATTCTCTTGTTTCTGGACGCATTTTAAAAAAAGTATCGTGTGAGAATTTTTACCGGGTTTTTTTACCCCCAAAAATGAAACTTAAAGTGGATTTGCGTATGAGAGAGTACTTTCATCAAGTGTTGAACGAACAAATTCTAGCACATTCATAAACTCATCAACAGTATCACAGGACACTTGCTTTTCTGTCCCTTCACTAGAATAAAGATACACGGTACGCTTAATAGGGTCTACGACACAGCGGGTCAGGTACTCGCCTTGCATTCGGTTCGTTTCGTGATTACCTAGGTATCATAGCAGGTCCTGGAGAGGCGTGTCAAGCCCTTATACCATTAATCACATATTGAGAATTGTCACCAGGATAATCGGCAGGACTTGTTCCTTGATATTCTGAAATATTCTTATCAACATCCTTTCTTTCTCCATAGACAACATAAGAACAATTAACAGCACCACCTGCATTATTTTTTACAATAATCTTGGTCCCCCACTCAATTTTTTCCACGAAGAGTTCTTGATAGCACCCAATAGGGGTTAGAGTTACGCCCACAGTTTCAATATCAACCAAATCTTTCCAATAATCTGGAAGTTCTATAACATTTCCATTAGAAAGTTTTCCCCTAAAATAAACTTCTGCCTCTGGACCTTCTACGCAGATATATCTGAGTCTATATCCTTCCTTTGAGGGATGAGAAATATCAAAAGACTTTTTGCTATTTACATCACTAACTAAACTTGACCAAGCAGCACCTGCAAATGAAGGGGCAGATATTGTTCCAGTGGCAGTAATATTGCCATTAAAATTAGTTTGTGTTGCATTAAAATTGAAAACAGGAATGTTCCCATAACTTGCTTCAAGCGTTACATTAGCAGTGCTTGTTCCTGCAAGATGCATATACACATAATCATTCGGAGAAGATAATGTGTTTACAAGAATCATTCCAACATCGTCTGGAAAAGTTAAGTCAGTAAATTGTAAAGAAAAATCATCATTATCTCTATATTCAAAATCAAATCCTGGTCCCGTAAAGGAACCTGATTTTTGGAATGTAATTGCCATTATTCTTGAACCTCTACTTCTAATCTAGGAATATCTTTTCTTGTAGCAAAAATATGATAAAAACAATGAATTGGCATACCAGGTTTTGCTTGCAAGTATACCTTACTCTCATCGATTCTTTTTACAATAACGTCTTGATGAGAACCAATCGGAGTTAATGAAACCGTAATTGTAGTTTCATCCACCAAATCTTTCCAATAACGAGGAAGTTCAATATAATCTCTATTTAAAACTTTTCCTCGAACATAAACACCATTCTCTGGTCCTTCCAAACATCCATAAATTAATTTCTTTCCTTGTTCTGAAGGGTGATCAATTAAGAAATGTTTGTCTGGACAATAAAAGTGTTTGCAATAAATTGTTTCTGCTTCTATGTATTTTGATTTCAATAAAACATCAACGCGAACAAAATTTTGAAACCTTGAATAAAGTCTTGCCCATAAAGAATATAGTGGAGACTTAGATTCAGAATTAAAAGTTTGACCAACCATTAAAGTTGCATCAACTTTTCCAAATTGCTGAGCTGCACCAACCTGCATTGGTCCTTCAACAAATGCAGAACCATTAATTTTAGAGGGACCAACTCCAAGTGAAGGAGGTAATCCTGCACCTACCATTAATTGACCGCCAACTGCAACATCGTCTTGACAAGATGACATTTATTTTCTCCTTAAAAAATTTCTTGACTTACTTGGAATCTTCTTCCACCAACTTTAGAATCTTTTACTGCACAAGCGTCAGTAACTCCTCTAATTATTGAACCGTACATACTTAAGCAACTATTTGCTGCAACTTCAACCTTTCCACTAGATGCTATTTTACAGAAACTTGAGGCATTTATCAAGACCTTTTTGGCGTCCATTTCAATAGAACCGCCTTTTGCATTCATACGAATATTTCCTTTACTTCCACCCTCCCCAATTGCAACTAATTCAATATCAGTACCCTGAAGTCTCAGTTTTCCATTACTAGCAATGATACAAACATTACCATTCACAGCATTTATAAACAGAGTATCTTCTGCTTCATTCTTATCAAGACCACATTGAATTTGAAAATTACCAGGAGATGTTATTGAGGTACATCCTTTTCTTGGGCCATCTTTATCTAAAGTGATTTGATGACGACCATCAGATGCTTGAAGTTGTACGTCAGCAGTCACATCCCCTTGTTTCGAAACATGACCAAAGTTAATTGAACCATGGTCATTTCCATAACTAATTTCAGTATAATTTTGTTTTGATGTAGTGTTATTTACTCTCGTATTATTTGGTTTACTATTTGGAGGAATTGCCATCAGAAATGTGAATTCAATGTAGTACTATTTAATAGAGTTAAATTAGATTCTCTGGAGTTCCTGGAATATTGAGACGTGGATCATTACTTGTAACATCCGTACCAGATCTTTCAATTGCACTTGCAGGAGTAGTTACCTTAGTAGTAATACTCTCCTGAAGAGTATTATAGACACGAATTGGTGTACCAATTGTCTTATAGTATCCCGCATACTTAACACCTCCATCATAATATACTGCACCATAATATGCACGACCATCGACATATCCAGTTTGCTTGAGACCAACCAAATCAGTAACTTGAATAATATTATTTGGAGATATTGCCGGATCTAAAGGATCTCTTATTACTTCAAAGACTGGTGTAAACTTTGCATTTACTCCGGTTTCTGATGGAAGAGTGATTCTTGGGTAACTTGTAAAAGGTGTGCCAGAATCATCAACAGTCACTGTATTAATAACACCAAAGGCATTGCAGGTATAACTCAATTTTGCACCATTATCTGGTGTAATTTTAAGTTGATCGCCACCACAATTATAATTGATTCCACCATTATCAACAAGTACTTCTTTCAATTTAACAATAACTGGATATCCAATTGTAGGATCTTGTGGTGCAAGATATCCGTTACCAGGTTCATCTATAATAATTTTTTCTACTACGCCCTTACCACTAATTTTCTTTGGACAGGGTGGAGAAATTAAAACCGCAGAAACTCCAATCGGATTTTCTGTCCAAGATTTTGATGAACTATCTCTTACAGATATATCCTTTTCAATAACCAAGGAAGTTCCTGTTGGATTATTTGAAAACTTATTGGTTCTATCTTTGATATTCGTCAGTTCAATTACAATATCATATGTTCCTGCAGTTATATTTGTTTGAATTGTTGCAGGATCTCCATAAAAATCTGTGGTCTTTTGAACTTGTTTATCACCAATTTTAAGAACACCAATATTATCTGCCTGAAATCTAACTCTGTAATCCCCATCTTCAGGAAATTTTACGTTTTTCCAAGTTAAAGTAAACGTTCCATTTATTCTTTCGTCAGGTTCGGATATACTCTTAAATACTTTTGGAGAGACTGAATACTTATTCATAAAGTCTCCCCAGCCCTTACCTGTTGAACCACCTGTGGTTTGAATGTGATGAAAAATTTCTGGACCCTGATATATTACACCATCCTTTGATGTACCAGAAGAAACAGAACTTGACGTAACTGAATTTTTTGCAGTTTGTTCTATTTTAGAAATTTCAAGTTTGATATTTTCATCAGTTCCAGCAGCATCAAATAGAGATAACTTATTATTGAAAACTTTTGGAGTTCCTGCACCAACTGTAGCACCTAATATTTGTATTGGTCCATAAATTTTACCTCCAGTAAATTTACCAGACTTTTTAATGGTCTCTTCTTTTGGGATACTAAAATATGCAATAGAATCTCTTTGAGATATACCAGTTCTAGTAAACATTAACTTACCACCGTCTGAAGGAATAATAACTTCCTTCGCAGCAAGACCAGCGATGTAAGGTGCGTCATTGACATCCATCACAAAAGAAATTTCGCCAGATCCAAATCCAGATACATCCAAATAATAATCTTTTCCTTTCTGAATAAACTTTGCCTTTATATTAGAAGATGTAGATGCCAGAGGAGATTGCCAGTCAAGAGTACTAAAGATTTTTTGATTTATTGTTGAGAAAGATTCGGAAGAATAATTTTCAACCTCAACTTTTATCGTATGATTACCTTCTTCCAATAAAACTTTTTCCGAACCACTAGTTTTCCCAACTCTTCTTGATAGATCCAGAACTAAATTTCCATCAACATAAATTTTTGCAATATCATCAACCTCTCCACGAACCTTATAATATCCTCTAAAAGGAGCATTGACATTCCAAGAATTTGAATAAGATATTCCACCACTATCACTTCCAGGAGTGTCTAATGGTTTTACTGGAGATAGTGCATATCTATTCAAAAATTTAGACCATTTGGGAAAACGAACTGGATACCAATTTTCCTTTGCACTTGGAAATCTTGTAGACCAAATAGGATTTGGTGGACATCTACCTTCTTGTACAGGAGGTTTTTCTTGAGGAACAGGTTGTGGTGGAGCATCAATTGTTACTGAAATGCCCATTGGATTTTGATTCCAAGATTTTGATGATACAACTGTACCTGTAGCAATATTTGAAACTGTAGATTTTTGTGGTTCTACGTTATCAATTTCAAACTTAATATTTGCATCATCTCCTTCAGCATCTCTGAGTTCAAGTTTTTTTGAACCAGATAGTTTTGGAGGAAGACCTGTTGGATTTTGGTTGATTATTTCAATAGGACCATAAGTTTTACCTCCAGCAAATTTACCAGACTTTTTAATGGTCTCTTCTTTTTCATATGCATTTGGAAAATATTGTCCGTTGATACTTACAGTTGACTTTCTTTTTAATGAAATAGTACCACTTTCAGAAGGAACTCTAATTTCTGATGCTGCTATTCCTGCAATATAGTAGGCATCATTCACATCCATTTTAAATGTTATATTTACTACACCTGTTCCACCAACTTGAATATAATATTGACCTTTCTTCTCAATAATTTTTGCTTCTGGTAGTACATAATCTTTAGGATTCTGAGTAGTAATTGATGCAACACTTGCGGTAGATGCTGACGTATTAATTGAAGTTGTGGTTGCATTTCCTTTCACATTTGTAATAAGAAACTTGATATTTTCATCAGTTCCAGCAGCATCATATAAAGCAATTTTGTTGCTATTTACAGTTGGTTTTGCAACTCCAATAGTTGCTCCTAATATTTGTATTGGACCATAAGATTGACCTCCAGTAACATTAATAGTCTTCTTAATGTTTTCTACTTTAGGTGTGCCAGTTGCCCTTGTAAATTTTACTTTGCCCTTATCCGAAGGAATAATAATTTCTCTCGCAGCAAGTCCTGCAATATAAGATGAATCATCAATTTCCATTAATAAATCTACTTCACCAGTGCCACTTCCAGTAACATCGAGATAAAAATCATTTCCTCTCTTTGCAAATTTAGCATTTATTTTAGAAGTGACTGAAGTTGTTGTTGAAGTATTTGTTGTTATTGGAATATTCAATAAGTCAATTCTAATAAGATAAACACCAGATTTTAATGTTTTTTGAATTGGCTGCACCGAATCATTAAATCCTTTTAAATCGGAGATTAAATCACCATCAATATACAGTTTTGCAAGATTATCACATAGTCCTCTAAAAACATATTCGCCATCATACGGAAAATTTTCTTCCCATTCAAATGTAAATATTCTTCCTGCAAAATCACTACCAGCAACATTTGAAGGAGCAACTGGAGAAATTGCATAAGAATTCATAAAGTCATTCCAAGTAGGAAATGTCACCTCATAAGAAGAAAAATCTTTGCCTAAAGAACTAATTCTTACTGGTAGTTTTTTTCTTGTTGTCCAAAAAGGATTTTTATATTTTGTAAGTGACTCTTGATACTTTTCAATCTCATTTTGAATGGGATCTTTTGCCGTGCTTGTGTATGAATCTGGGTCCCAATCACCTAAATTTTCTCCATTGGGTCCGTATTTTATACCATATCCAACATCAGTATCCTCACATAATTCATATTCTTCAAAGTCTTCTTCTCCCTCAAAGGTTTCATATTCTTCTACAGTTTCGCCAAGAATTGCTCTTAATACTGAACCAGTTCCATATTGACATTCATCTTTTGCTTGAGTAATTGGAGGGAACTGATATCCAAATCCACCGCTTACCAAATCTACTGCAAGAATCGCACCATCTTCTCCTACAACTGGATTTCCTACAGCACCTACTCCACCGCCACCAAAAATTTGAATCTTTGGTGGACCGCATTCTTTTATTTCTTGATATCCACCACAAGTGCTTGTTGTAGATACAATGTCATTTGTAGTTAATAAATTAACTTCATTAATAGTTAAGTACTTAATATTATTGCTACCATCCCTAAAAACAAATACTGTTCCAGGATTTTTGTACGCATAATCATTTGCTTGACAGACTGTAATGCCATCAACAAACCCAAGAGATGGATCAACATATCCAACTCTAATAGAATCTATACTAATTGGTGTATTAAAACTATTTGGCATTTTTAGTAGTATTATATTTCAAAGTCTTTCCATTAACCTTATTTATCATCAACATCCTAATTGGACATTTACATCCTGAACATTTGTGGATGGAGTTGCAAATTGAACATTACCAATTTTTGGTGCCTTAAAGGAAATTTGTGCCTGATAGTCAACATTCGGGAATTTGGGAATCTGACAATCTTTAGCGTCACCACTTCCAATTTGAAGTGTATAATAGGATGATGCTGCACAATTTGGAGTTATATCACACCCAAAAATAGAGATACTTATATTTTGAAAACTTAGTGCGGAGGTTAAACTTGAACTTATAGAATTAATCAATTCATTAACGCTACCTATTACCGATGATACTTCGTTTAGTTCCCCAACAATATCGCCCAAGAATCCATTAATGCTTGCTAAGACATCATCAATTCCCTGATTCATAGCATCCATATTTGCAGAAATTACCTTACCAGTTAAAGATTCAACAGAACATATAGGTGTTGTAGGTGAAGAAGTTTCTGGTGGAATTGTTTTTGTATCGAGTTCGCCATCAAGAATTCCTTGGATTAATGCACAAAGGTTATTAGTAATTTTTTGATATAGGCAGTATATTAATTGAGTAATCTTTTCTTTGATGTCTAAGTACCTATGTCTCTGATTTGGATACATCAAACTGACAGTTGGAGACATTGCTTTATTAATTTTCTTCAAAACATATTCCATAATTTTATCAAAGATTGTTTTCATATACTTTGCAATTTCGCAAGCAGCATTTGAAATTAATGTTTGAATTTGTGAAAGGATATCAGTAGCAGCATCGATATAACTTACTAAAGCATTTAATTTTTTATTAATATCATTTGTTAGATTTTCAATCACAACTTGCATTGCTTTTAATGCAGAATTTGTAACATCACAAGGCGACATTAGAACAACCTTTCTATGATAAAGATCATTCTTCTTTACGTCAGCAACACTTTGTTGATGAGGATTATCGGGTTGCTCTATTGTTGCTCCAGGTCTTGCTGAAGATGTTGAAGAGTTTGCCTGCTCACAACGATTTTTGATTCCGTTTTGAACCGCATTCTTGACAAACTCATCAAAAGCATTACCAGTTAAATTTCTTGCGTTTGCTTCCGCAGATGCACTTTGAATATCTTGCAACTGTGCTTTCGTTGCTTTTCCATACGGAAGTCCATACTTATCCAGAGTAACCCCAGATACTATGGGCGAACATTCCTGTGATTGTTCAGAACCTTTTGGTTTAGTAATTGCAAGATTTTTATCTGCAACTGAAATGTTTGGATCAGGATTAGGATCATCTACACGATTATATCCAGTTAAAGGAACAAATCCCTTATCGCCAGTTTTAACACCAAGTTGAGTTTGGGCGTTGTTACCAAGAACTCCCATAATAACTGGAACTTGTTGGTCAGGTCCATCCAAGAAAAATCCAAATACAAAATTTCCTTGTCTTAATGCAGAAGTTGCAGAAGAACCTGACTGACCACCACCAGCAGTCACAGGATACATTACCTGTGCCCAAGGAAGTTGTTCCGAAGGAAGTATGGTACTCTCTTGGTCGTGAAGACCAATGATTCTTACTTTATACCTACGACCCCACCCAACAATTTGATCTTTATTTTCAAACTTTCCAGGAAGAATATTATCTCTCCAAGTGGAATCCTCAGCAATTTGGCCAATCCACCAATTGAAATCTGCACCCAAAAATCCAGAATTAAATAATGTTCCTTCAGACATAATCAATAATCATATACTCTACATTCCAGTGCTTCAGGATTTGAATCACAATAAAGTTCCAAAGAAGATGGATCGTGATGATCTTCTGGATGGTTCTTAACCCACTTTTCTAATGCTTCCAATTCCTCTTCAGTATGACGACGAGATTGTGGAGAAATTAAAGGATCGTCAAGAAGTTTTTTATCATACTCTATATGCTTTTCTACACTATCCATTTTAGTGATTGTATTGTACTACTATTTAACAAACTTAAATTGCATTATAAGTTGGAGATCCCTTTTTACCTACAGAATCCCTTACTAATGTAAGTTTTGTATACCCACCCTGAGCCTTATTAATATAATGACATAAATCTGCAATAAGATATGAACCACTATGAAGAGTTCCTAACTCTTGTCCAGGAACACCAGCATCAATGAAAACCAAATCTCCTGCGTGCAAACTAAAATCAGCAACTATTGTAATCGTTGTTCTTGTACTAAACAACTGATTATATCTCATTGTCGATTGATTCAAGATATTTTTGGGGTCAAAGTTTTTTAATTTTGATTTTTCTATTTGCTGTTTTGTATCACCTGTAGGAAGAGCACCAGTATCAATCAACATATATTGAGTTCTTGTAAAATTGGTTTTAAACTCTGGATTAAACTTTGGAAGTTCTTTCCCAGCAAGTTTAAGATTTCCTTCAGTAATCTCAGTTTTTGGTAACACTACCTCATAGTAACAGTTAAATGGATCAAACAGTATTGTTTTTGTTGAGTATGTTCCTATTTCAAGTTTTGTTTGAACATTTCCACTTACGTCATCAACATTATGCTCCAATATTTTTGCACTATATCCAGGTGGAATATTTTGCCCAGAACCATCTGGAGTCTGATTGTAAATTAAACTTTTAATGTCCTTTTTATTACCAGTTTTTGAATCTGTAGTAGATAAAAGATTATCAACAGATTTGAATTTAAATCCATCAGATGTCTCATAGAAAAAATAACCTGCAGTATTTCCTGGTTGAATTCCTTTTGGTACTGCTTTTTTTGACAACCAGATGGCAGCATAAAAAGGTTTCTTATTATTGCCTATAAAATTATAAGTATTATTAGTTTCTTCAATATCAATATTTTTTTGAGTGTTCAAATATTTTGAATCAGTCAAAATTCTTGAAATATGATCAGATATTTTTCCATCAAATCTAGTATTAATTCTTATTTGATGATTTAAGATTCCTTCTTTAGAAATTAAATCAAGTCCTACAAAAGACTTTGTGGTGTCTTGTTTTACTGGGGTTATTTTATTAACATACAAAGTTAGTTTTAATTCAACATTATTAGCATCTTTTATTGCCAAAGATACTTTTTCTTGTCCAACAATAGGCAATCCCTCAAGAATTGTCTTTTGTTTGCCATCCTTTTCAATAGATGTACCAGCATCAACATACATTACAGATGCTCTGATCGTTTCCTGCAAGACACTTTCATAGTAGTAGATGTCAGTCCAAACATCTCTAATATCTGCATTTGTTTTTTGATCATTTGAAATCACATTGATGGTTGGAACATCAATACTTCTAACGTCTCTTGTAGTTAATACTTGATTATTCATAAGACTTTATTTCCTACACTATTTAATGGCCCATATAAGTTGAATCATAATCAGAATCTACTGCAGAAGACCCTCCTGGCAGCATTCCACCACCAACAGGAACTGGTACAGGAACATATGATACTTGTGGTGCAGGAACTTTGACTTTAATTCTTTGTCTTCCACCTGCCTCATATCCTGCATAGAACTGAAGAATACTCATCAGTTGTTTTGCTGAATTTTTTCTTTGTGCAACACTTTCAGTTTGGTTGATTATATCAAAGAAATCAATTCCAAAAGCATCTACAGAATCTTTATCAATAATATATTCGCCGGGGTGTGTTCTTACAATTCCACCCTTTCCAGTCGAACCACCACCAAAGAATGCTACGTGGACATGATTGTAGTGTGTGCTAGCAGCAATTGGAGGAACTTTCTTTCCATCCTTTATACTAAATCCAAGTGGAGTATAAAAAATTTCTTTTGCTGTGGCACCATATCTCTTGATTAGTTCTTTAGCCAGAGAAAGTTGTTGTGGTGTTCCATTACCAACACTGTCATTTGAAAAATCCATTGCTCTTCCATCATAATGATAACTATCCGGATTATCTTTCCTTACATGAGAATATAAAGGAACTCCCATACTTTCAGCAAGACTTTTTACTACAGAAAGATTTCCTGCACCAGCACCAAGAGCAACACCGGTTGGAATATTATAACCACTCTTAGTTTTATATTTTTCCAAACTAGCAAGATATTCTCTGTGTATTCTTGGACCTTCTGTATTTTGAATATATTCTGCAGGTCTTTCCCATTTTCTCATAAACCAATCTGCTGCTTCTTGTGGAGAAGAAAATTTTGTAGAGAGATATTGTTGTCCAGGTTCACCCGGTTCTCTCAGTGCATAATCTATTTGCCCCTTCCAGTTTGTTGCATAATCAGGAACTGCCTTTAGGAAAGCATCTTTTCTTCCACCACTTGAATATTGGAATAGACCAACTCCAGGTCCTCCAGCTTCAGAAACTCCAGGTCTAAATCCACTTTCTCTGGATATGTTTGCCATAAGACCTAATGCATGAGTGTCACTCATTCCCTTTGAGAGAAGGTATTGATATATTTCGCCCTGAAGTCCTTCTGGAGAATATTGTCCACCAACATCTGGAGTGGTAGATGGAACATTTTCTTTCTTTTCACCTTCAGCAGGTTTTAGCATCATCTGCTTCATCAAATCTTGGATACTTCCTTCAAGTTGTGATGAAATATTATCTTGCAGAGACTTGGCAATTACTTGAGTTAAGTCTTCACCCCGTAAAAACATATCGGCATTTACTTCACCACCACTAGCAAATGCACCACCTCTCAATACACCAGAACTGAATGTCATATTCATCCAGGCATTAAGTCCTTGTGCAGCAATACTATAGTCTAATGGTGTTGGTTTTTGACCAACTAATGCCTTGTCCCTGAGAGATAATAGTGCTCCAAAGAATGGTGCATTCTTAATTTTTTCATTGGATTTTTTAATATATCCAAGAGGATTTACTTGCTTATTTTTATCTTTACCTTGAGGAGATGGAAAAACTTTTTCAACATTTTTTTGACCACCAATGTCAGCACCTGGTTTTAATTTTGTTGGTTGTGCAGTTACTCCTCTCTTTTTAGTTTTGGAAACTCCTCTTTTTGCAGGACCACCAGTAAACTTTCCACCTCTTGTTATTGCTCCACCTTGAGCACGACCTTGAACTTTTGGTTTTTGTGGGGTTTTATTTCCAAAAAAAGTATCGTATAAAAGTCCACCTAACCAATCACCAACACTACCACCGGCAATACCACCAACAATATTTCCAAAGAAAGGAATTGCAGAACCAAGTGTTACACCAAGAACCGCTCCAAGTGTAGCACCAATAGATTTAAATGCTGCTCTTCCAAGTGGTTCTTTAAAAATAAAATAATTTATTGCAAAATCAATAAGACCTCCAATTATAGGAATTGCTTTTAAAAGTGGTCTTGCGGCCCTGAGTGCTACTTTTGCACCGCCCCTACCAAGTGTTCTTATTAATGTTCTTTTGCCGAATCTTGATGCTGTTTGACCAGATCCTGATGAGGGAACACCGCCAGATGGTTCAGTTTTAGGCCTATCAAATGAGGGTAATTGTGTTGCGGCAATTGCAGCAATAATAACTGCATTAACAGCATTATTAAATCCATCAAAAATTTTAACTGCATTATCCCCACCCACGGTCTTTAGAAATCCACGAGTTTGTTTTGATGCTTCATCTGTTTTTTGAATAAAAGTTCCCAGTGCATCAATCAATCCTACAGAAAAATCTGCAGCAAATTCAACACCAGTACTAACTACTTTTACTACTCCAAGTAACTTTGGAAGATTTGGAAGCATCTTAACAACAAATCTTCCAAGTAAAACTGCGAAGATAATATTTTTAATTCTTTCTAAAAATCCCAATTTGGGAACCCCAGGAACTTTAACTTTTTCTGTTCCTGGTTGTTCTTTTTTTGTTTCAAGTTCTGCTTCTTTTTTTGAAAATTTATCCCTCTCTTCTTGTTTTCTTTTTTTGGTTATTTCTACTTGCTTTAATAAAGTAGAACTTTTGATCAAGTTTTTTACTTCTATAACTTGAGTTTTAATAACTACCAAATCACCTTTTTGAGGTCCAATATTGTTTGATACACTAATTTTTTTAATTGCAAAGGAGGAACCACCTAGAAGTTTTGTTGGATTGATTTTTGCAGGTGCTAGTGCTTTTGGTTCCATTTACTTATCTTACTCCATATATCTTTGCATTTCTGACTGCATTATTAGATGCATGAACATTACTAAATGATGGTACTTGAGGAGAACCACCAAGACCACCTACAGATGGTTTTGTTGAACTTGGAACAGCAACTTCATAAACTATTTCTGGCATAAAATTAGTTGGTGCAGAAATATTTCTTTGAGATGATCTAGATTTTGAAGCAGAGAAAGTCATTGTTGGAATTGATGATGACTTTCTCTGAGAAGAATCTGGAGAAAGTCCACCTGCAAATCTTGGTTTAGGTTTGGAAACTGGTTCTGCTTTTGCTGGTTGATTTAATCCAAACATAGATGCAATACCAGTTCCAACTTTCTGCAGAATATTTGGTTGCTGACCTTTTGGTTTTGGTTTTGATGCAATATTTGCAGATGAACTTGAATTTAATATTCTTTTAGCCGCTGCCATTCTTGCAGATTCGTGCGGTACGCTTGGTGCTTCATATCCAAGCATAAAATTCTTGGTTGCTTCACTTAAATTTTTTGAACCTAACCAAGCACTCTTCGTTTCTCTTCCCCAAGGAAGTTGAGGTCTTCCTTGAGAGTCTGGATTGCCAGTATCCATTTCATACTTAACATAATCCATTTGTTGCTTCAGGTTATTAAAAACTCCAGGACCATATCTCTTTACTGCAGTATCCCATCTTCCAGGAGTTTCCCATTGTGCCACTCCTCTACCAGGACCTCCACCGTCTTGAGCAGTATTTGGTTTTAATCCAGGTGCCTCAATTGAGAAATTGCCAAGAGCAGCAGCAATATGATAAGGTTTTGCTGATGGGAAATTTAATTTGAGTTGATTGTATGCAATTTTTTCATTTCCGCCCAATGGAGGATCAACACTACGAGTTCCAATCTGCCCACCACCTGCAGCATAAGTTGTTCCAGTAATCATTCTTGGTCTGTTTGTTCCTCCACCAGAAGCATTCATTGCCTCTAAAGTGCTTGTACCGTACTTCTGGACAGCACCACGCGACATAACAAATTCACCATCACTCAACATTGCGGGAATTTTATCTACACCCTTTTGTCCACTGATGTATCCAGGTCTTGTACCACCACCAAAAAATCCAAATAATTTTTTAAAGTTTGCAAGTCCACCACCAGCAAATTTAACTCCACCAAAATCTTCAATGCCTTTACTCAGTGCCATAGTACCGGCAACTGCTGTACCAATTTCTAATCCAGCACCTAATAGTTTCCCACCTCTACCGCCAAGGAATCCTGCAACCTTACCAGCACCTCTCAATCCTGCTCTTGCTGCCAATCCTGCTGCTGCTTGAACAAGTCTTAAAGTTCCCCTGATTAGAAGTGAAGATAAACCTCCAATAAATTTACCAAGACCTGTTCCAAATCTTAGATACAGTGCAAGTAGTTTTGGCCAATGTTCACCAAGAAACTTAAAGATGCTCTTGACTTTTTCTTGATTATCTTTATTACCAAACCATTCAATTAGTTTTACAATAGACCTTCCAATAAAAATAGCAATGATTGCATCAATAATTTTATCAAGTAATGACTTGATAGGTGCCAACATCTTTTGTGCTGCACCAAGTGCCTTAGTAAATCCTTTTTCTAAAAGTGCTTCTGCTCCTGCTCTTTTTTCCTTTTCACTCTGTATTCTTTCTCTTTCTAATATCTTTTTCTGAATTTTATTCTGTTCTGTTAAATTGGCAATGATTTGAGATAGAGCATTTTTAATATTATTAATATCATTTGCCCCAGACATATTATCAATCGCTGAAGGCAATGCCAATCTTTTAGTTGATATTCCCTTAAGTAATTTTTGTTTTCCTAATTGGATTCCTACAGCACTTCCTTTTTTAAAACTTTCTACACTAATTTTTTTTGGTTTAAATCTACCTTTCTTTGATTTTACTCTCTTCCATTCATTTGTGATTAATTCTGTTTCCAAGGTTGAATATCTAGTTTTAGACATTCTGGAAGCAACCATTGCTTCTTTTAAATGTCCAGAATATTCATCATAGGACAATTCATATTCATCCTGAAGACCAAGCAGTTCTAAAATCCTTTCATCAATTTTTTCAGTAGATACCTTCTTCCCATTAGAGAGAACTAGAGAACTAATTTTAGAAGGATTGACCGCCATTTGCTTGTTGTTTGAGTTTCTCTTCTTCCAGATGTTGCTTCAATAATTCAACATAAACATCCCTTTCCCAAGGAATCATATTTTCAATCTCTGTTAATGAGTATTTATGATACTGCATTAAAGCAAAGTTAAGTCTGAAGTAGTTCTCAAGGTCCATATGGACCAGTGCTATGCGAAAAAAGATGCTAACCCTTCTAGAACTACTTCACTCTCTACTTTAGTTTTTGGATTTGTAACTGTAATTTTATGAGAAAGTCTTGGCATTGTTTCAAAGAATTTTTCAATTTCTTTGAACTGAGCAGAATTCATCTGCTCTAAAAATTCAAGAAGTTCTTTTTTAGTTACATCAGATGCTGCCCACACTTCATCTTCAGTATAAATTTTATCAATACAAGATGCAATCAATTCAAATGATTGATCCATTGCATTATCATTTTTAAAATCAAAATTAGTCTTAATAAATTGATCCAATGAAGGATACTTCATTTCCATTATAATAGTAGGATCTACTTTAATTTTATTTGTATGAGTTTCTTCCTTTTGAACTTTAATGTCGTCTAGATTGATACTGACGGCAACATTAGTTTCTTCGTCGTCAGGACAAATAACATTAACTTCGATTTCTTCTCCTACCGACTTTCCACGAATATTTAAGAACAAATATTCAATATCAAAAGTAGGAAGAGATTCTACCTTAACACCTTTTGTGATAATGCAATTTTTAATTACTGTCTTAATAGCAGTAGTAATTTGCTTAGTATCTTCACTCTCTAAAGCAATTACTAGTACCTTTTCTTCTTTTACTAGAAATGGTCTGTATTGAACTGTTTCCCCTGTTGATGGCAATTCAAGTTGATAAATTGGCGTACTAATCTTTGGTAAAGGCATAATGTCCTATAGAAAATTTCAGGTATGATTATTTATTCTCAAAATCAAAGATTAAGATTTGCTGCCTGTTGCAAATTAATAGAATTTCCAGATAACTGAGATGCTGACAAAGAAACTCCACCAATTGTTTGGTTTGGAATAATCTGTGGATTTGTAAATACAGATTGATTGAATATTAAACTATTTGCTGCCGCAAGTTGTTGTGGACTTGATCCATTTACATTAGTATTTGGGGTAATGACAGGATTTACAACATATCTAAGATATGTAAGAGAAACTGTACATTTTAATAAGGAAGCAGTATCGTAAGATACAGGTATTGAAGAAACACTGATAGGGAATACTTTTACAAAAGTATACTCCAAAGACCCACCAGTATAGTTTGAGTTTTTACCAGTTCTTTCAAATTTTGTAACTTTCATTCCATCAGCAACATATCCACCACTTGGATTTTTTCCACCAGTTCCCTCAGGATAGTTCATTCTATAAAAATAATTACTACCAGTTGTTCCCACTCTACCACCTTCTTTTTCTGAAATATTTTCCCCAACAATATATTTCATCCAGGTTTCAAAGTATCTGATAGGAAGATAATTTTCTGCATCAACATAAAAACTTAAATCAATTCTATCATCATATAATCTTCTATATACATGTCTTTCAGTTACTCCTGTAAAATCATTATTGATTTCGTGAGTTGCTAGACTTGACCCAGGAAGAGAAGCCTCAGAACACAATAAATTTAATTTGATTTGATCATACTTGACTCCATTACTCGACAAATAATCTGACGTTAATCCACCAGGTCTTGGAATACTTACCTCAAAATGAGAGGTAAGAGCAGGTTGTAGAAGGTTTGCCTTAATTTGGTCTACTGTCCTATTAGTAGGCATCTATAAATACTTTTTGATCCGTTATATTATGTAGTAAGGATAATGGCAGAAAGTATTAAAAGCAAATACAAACCATCATTTCCACAAAAGTATAAAGGTGATCCTAATAATATCATATGCAGAAGTAGTTGGGAAAGACGATTTTGTCATTGGTGCGATTTAAACGAAAATATTATTGAATGGGGAAGTGAAGAATTTTGGATTCCATATCTTTCTCCAGTTGATAATAGGGTTCATAGATATTTTCCAGACTTTATAATTAAAGTAAAAGAAAGTACTGGACAGATTAAAACATATGTGATTGAAGTCAAACCAAAAAGACAAACGGAACCTCCAAAGAAAAAAACAAGAGTGACTAAATCATATCTTTATGAAGCAAAAACATATGCAGTCAACCAGGCAAAGTGGAAAGCTGCAGTTGAATGGTGCGAAGATAGGAGATTGGAGTTTAAGGTGATAACCGAAAACGAATTAGGCATCAAGTAATGGCACAAGGATTTGGACAGTATGTTGGATCTACTCCAAGAGTCAGAGAACTTAAAAAAAGAATTGATAAAGCAAATACAAAAGATCCAGAAGACTTAATGCTCATCATCATGGATGTTCTTAAGGAAGAAGTTTTATATCCAGAACCAGGAAAATTCTATACCTTTATATACAATCCAAAAACACCAAATATTAGATATGACCAGCACCCACTAATTGCCTGCATGGAGTTACAAAAATGGGGATTTAAGGCAATCAATTTTCATTGGAGAAAATCTAGAAACTATACTTGGGAAGAAATTGCAGGAAAACTTCATGTTGTTAAATATGAAGAACTTGATGAATTACTCTCAATACCTTATGCAAAATTTCGTCTAAATAAATAAAAACTATGTGTCAATGTTTAGAACAATAAGACAACATATTCTAAACATCCTCTCTTCTGGGGAGGTATCTTAATGCCAGCAACGAGTTATAGTTTTAAAGATGGTTCTTCTCCTGGTGCCAAAGGATATACAAGCGACCCCTTTCGAGTAAAAGTTGGAAATACTGTAACCAATTACACAGTAAAAACTGATGCGAATGTAGATAAAGATGGTAATATTATTGCGTCAAAATTGACATTACAAGATACTGTAACTGCAAGAAGTGGAAAAACAGAAAGGGCTCTTGCAGTTTCTTTTGATGGTGGAAGAAATTGGTACGATCCCTCTTCTGGTGGAAAATCTAATCTAGTTCCACTTAAACAGGAAATTTTAACAGCAGAACAAATTAAAGCATTAAAACCTGGAGGATCATTATATACAGGATCTAGACAAGCTGGGCAAACATCTGCACAAAAAGCAGAAGCAAGCAAACCTCAACAAGAACAATTGGGAGTTGGAAATGTTGCGGAATTGCCGAAAAAAGATGAACAATCAAAAAACTTTGAGGAGACAGAGAACGAAGTTAATAAAGGTCCTGCGGAAGGAACAAGAGAAAATTACAATGGAACAACTATATTAAAATATCCAGAAAATCTTCAATTAGAACACCAAGATTGTATAAAATTTAGCATATTTAAATATGATCCAAGGGGATTGGGTCTTGTAGAAAATAGAGAGAGAAGAAGACTAAACAAAAAAACTCCAATAGGAACAATTGTTCTTCCCGTCCCTGCAGGAATTAGTGATTCGAATACTGCCGATTGGCAAAAAGATGATCTAGATCTTGCAACTGCAGGAATTTCAGACTTCATTACACAATTTGTCTCTAAGGGCAAAGATGCGGGTGTTGCATCGGCAAAAGAAACACTTGGTGCATTGAGTGATACTGATTCAAAAACTCTTGCATCAATCGTTGCAGTAAAAACTGCCCAAGCAGTAACCAATACAAATGTTCTTTCAAGAGCATATGGGCAGGTCTTAAACCCAAACTCAGAACTATTATTCAGTGGACCATCATTGAGAACCTTTAGTTTCTCATTTAGGTTATCACCAAGAAGTGAAAGTGAAGCAAAGATAGTTAGAACTATTATCAGATACTTCAAACAGGCAATGTCAGTTCAAAGAAGTCAATCCATTCTTCTTCTAAGAGCACCAAATACTTTTGGTATAGAATACCTAACTAGTGGTCAAAATTCACACCCATACTTAAATAAATTTAAGGAGTGTGCATTAACTCAATGCAATGTTAATTACACTCCTGATGGACAGTACATGACTTATGCTACTGAAAAATCAATGACTTCTTATGAGATGCAATTACAATTCCAAGAACTTGAGCCAATCTTTAATGATGATTACACTGACGCTGATAATGGTAAATCAGATTCAAACATAGGTTACTAAAATGGCAAATCCATATTTCCGTCAAGTTCCAAATCTTGATTATGTTAGCAGACTTCCAAATGCTAAGATAGGAGACTATATTCAAGTAAAAAATCTTTTCAAGAAAGGAAAATTAAGAGAAGATATTTTTCAGAACTTAGCATTCTTTGAGAAATACAAGATTCTTGGAGATAACAGACCTGATAATGTTGCATTTGAAGTCTATGGAGATTCAACATTAGATTGGGTAGTTCTTCTATCAAATAATATTGTAAATATTCAATCAGAATGGCCATTAACACAAAATTCATTTGATGATTGTCTTTTTAACAAGTATATGCAACAAGATGATTATACTGAAGAAGATGTTTATAATTCAGTCTACAATGGAATACATCACTACGAAACAACCGAAGTAAAAAATAGTCAAGGAGTAGTCATTGTTCCTGCAGGTCTCCAAGTCTCTTCAGACTATTCAGTAAGTTATTATGATTACTTTATTGACAATCAAGTTGATAGTGGAAATATTGCAGTGCCTGTCACCAATTATGAGTATGAAGAAAGATTGAATAATGATAAAAGAAATATCTACCTTCTCAAATCTACGTACTTAAATATTATTCTTGATGATATGAATGATAATATGCAATACAAAAAAGGGTCTTCGCAGTATGTTAGCGAGACCCTTAAGAGAGCAGATAATATCCGTTTAACTAGTTAATCACTCTTCCGCCAATTTTTGGAAATAGGAAAGAGCATCATCTTCATCATCATCAACTTCCTTAGTAACTACAGGAAGTGAAGGAGACTTAGAACGAGCATAGGACTGCTCCAGTTCTTCTACGACACGACTTTCTGCAGTAGGAGTTACTGAATAGGACTCGTAATCATCCTCTTGCTCAACAACAGCACGAGACTGTGCAGGAGCAACTTTCTGACCCAGAACCATCTTCAGACGACGCTCAAGATCTTCATAAGACTTGAATTGGTCAGGAGCAGTTACTGCAGCAAGAGAATACTCTTTCTTCCAAAGTGCTTCCAGAGCATCATCGTCATCCAGTAGGGGTTCTACAGGACCAAACTCAGACTTATCATAGTTCCAGTAACCATCTTTCTTGACAATCTTCAGTTTGAAGTTTGCACCTTGCCAGAAGTCAAAGGGATTGATAGGAGTCTCATCTTCAAACTCAGGTTGCATAGCTTCCATAACCTTATCAAAGATTTTCTTACCATACTTAAACAGGAAGACTTTACCTTCATTTGCAGGATTTACGGGATCCTTTACAACATAGATGTTGGAGTAGTAAGACAGTTTACGCTTCTGCTTACGGACAGTTTCTTTATTTGATTCAGTGCCAGTGTTCCACAGTTCGCGGTTGTATTCACCAAGAGGATCTTTACCTCCAATGGTGGTGAGAGAGTTCTCAATATACCAACCACCAGGACCTTGGAAAGCGTGAGAATACATCTTTGCCCAGGGAAGTTCTTCACCTTCAGGGGCGGGCAGGAAACGAATCACTGCGAATCCGTTACCAGTTTTATCCATCTCGGGTTTCCAGAGACGCTCATCAGCACCACCAGAAGTAGTGCTCATCTTCTCAACTTCCTTTACCAGTTTGGAAGTGAGGGAACCCAGTTTGGATTGTTTTTTGAGATCAGAAAAAGACATTTGTATACCTCGGATTAATTGGATTTGGCTTTTGGTACTTCGTTATTCTACTTGTCAGAACCAGTTTTGTCAATCTGTTCTTTCATTACTTCAAGCATCTTGGACATATTGTTCAAGATGATATTCATATCAGTGCCTGGTGGCATACCCATCATAATTGCAGATTGCGTAATGCGTTCTTTCATTTCAATTGCTTCAGGGTCATCAGAAAGACTTAAGCGAGTATAAAGAACTTGCTGTTTACTTAGAAGTTTATCTAAAAGATTAACATGACGAATTTTATCATCAGTTGTCATTGTGGGAAATTTAAAGACACTTCCATAAACTTCCTCTTGCAGTTCGGATATTTCTGCCATCTCTGCACGAACAATTTCAGAATTAAAGAAACTCATGAATCTCCTAAAATTACTTCTTTCAAAATCTTCCTATAACGAAATACATCAATATTTAGAAAAGGGTTGTACTTTTTAATTCTACGACTGACGGTTTCCCATACTGGGTCTTTGAGTTTCTTATCAAAGTTATTACCGTACTGGAAGATTCTATCACAAATCACCAGTGTCTCTAGAGAAATCTTCCCGCTCAGGAATTTTTTAAGAAGTGGTGGGTGTCCTTTTGAACAATCAAAGACTTCCTCAAACTTATTTTCTTCAAATATCTTTTGAGTTTCTTCCTTAAAGACATAAGATAATGATTGAACTTTCTTCTGCCATTCCTTATATCTTGTTTCCCCTTCTTTCATAATCTCTCCAATCCAAAGAGATTCTGGATCATTACAAGATACAAAATTTGCAACAAAGAATTCTACGATTTCTTTATCGGTCTTTTGGCGAGTAACCTTTTCAAACCAGAAACGATCTTTACGCTTATAGAAAGATTGAAGAGTTGCTCTACTTTTACCGCAGTACTTATGATAGTCATAAGAATCTTTTGTAAAGTGATTCTTTAGAGCAAGATATTCGCGATAGGCATCAAAGGGCATCATTAAAAAAGTAATATAGTGATTTTTTGCCGGGAAAAATTTCGCCCCTAAAATGAATTAGAGGGGTAATTTTGCCCTGGAACTTCTCTTGAGAAAATTAAGTTCCATTGCTTCGTACTTAATCTTTTCCTTAAGAGGTTTAGAAATAAGTTTAGGGACTGACTCCACATCAATACTATTCAGTTCACAAAAGTGAATGATTGCATCAATGTAACTCATATCCCCATTAATTTGAACAAGATTTTCAATCTCTTGAGCGAATCTTGACGGGCAAAAGAATTTACTTTCCAGTACCTTTTCTAGTTCATTCTCCATCTGACCCAGTATTGTGATGTACAAATTTTTTGATATACCGAACTAATAACTTAATATAATCGCCTTTGTTCCTTTTGTCAAATACTTTAACTTCACCACTAGGAGTAACCATTAAAGTAATCAATTTAACTGGAGCAATATCCGTTAGTTCGTAATAGGCAGCAGCATAAAATGTTTCTTGAACAAAGTAATTTTCAATCCACTCTTCAGGTTTAATCTTATCCGATGTCTTAAAGTCTATAACTGCAAGTTCTCCTTCATATTCAGCAATACAATCAACTCTTCCAGCGAGTCCAAAATATTCTGAGTATAAAGTCCTTTCAATTGCATGAATATTATTTATCTTATCAAGATAAGGCTTAGCATGAATGAACATAATCTTTGTCATTGGTTGGTAATTGTTCCAATCCAATTCCTTGTTTTCCAAATAATCCTGACAGACTTGGTGAAAATCTGTTCCTCTTGCAGTTGCTCTTTTAGTAATACGGTTTGCTTCTTCAAGACCAACTCTTTGTCTCCACTTAACAAAGATGTCCTTGTTATAAAAAGAAGTTACAGAAGTAATAGAAGGCACCCATTCTCCATTGGGTAGGTTATAGAGACGGATGCTTTCTGTAGTTTTACATTCTAGTTCAATGTCACCCAGATAATTATGATGAATAAAACTCATAGACCAGATTCCATTTTTGCAATAATATACTCTTTAACAAATCCAGAGCGGACAATATCTCCTACACCAAATTCAACAATATCAATTGAAGGCATTACACGGAGAATCTTCATAAAATCAATAATACCATTCTTTTCGTTTGTTTTAACTAAGTCAGATTGAGTGGCATCACCACAGAACATAATCTTAGAATTTTCACCAACACGAGTAATGATACTATCAAGTTCGTGAAAGTTTAGATTCTGAAACTCATCTACAATAATGATTGCATTGTCCAGAGTAGTTCCCCTAATAAAAGAAGTACTCCAAAAACTAATCGTTCCTTGAGTTTTGAGGTTTCCATATAGCATTTCGAACGATGCTTCATCAGGCAACTCAAACATATACTTCACCATATTCTTATAGGGAATTTGGTAAAGAGAAGACTTATCTTCATGGTCTCCAGGAAGGAAACCAATCTCACGAGTTGCAACAAGAGACCTTACAATATAGATTTTCTCATAAGGAGTTTTTTCATCAAGAACATCTTTTAGAGCATTATACAAGGTAATAAATGTCTTACCTGTACCAGCACATCCATAAGCAACAATATTTTGTTCTAACTTATAAGACTTAAATAGTGCTTCTTGATTATCTGTGAGAGGTTCAATATCTCTTATAATATCAAGACTAATTGGTTTTTTCCTTTTCATTTGCCTATTACTCATACCAAAAGGAACTGGATTCTTGGGAGTATTTTTTCTTGCCATAATAAGAGTCAGATAGATTTTACTTTTGAACCAGGAACCTTTGATGCTCTATGAAGAACATCATTCCAGCCTGGATGGGATTTCTTCAGTCTATCATAAACTTCTCCCAGTTCTCCTGAACTTGGGCAAGTAGATGGATCAGACCAATCTCTATCCCACTCTGGATTGTCCTTTTTCCATTGATCCCAATCATGAACACTCATTACAACATCTTTTTGTTCACCAGTTTCTTTATTAATAACAGGATAAGTTGCCAACTTTATTACTCCATAGTATGTAAGGGTATTTATTCTATGCAAATAGAGGGTGCATCCACACATTCTGTACAACCTTCACGAGTCCATTCAAGTGCAGAAGATACAGCAGGAAACTGACAAGTAAAGAGGCAACGAATTGCTTCTGCAATATCCTTATGTTCTTTCTGAGTACCGTGTGCTGAGCGAAGGTCGATATAGTGAATCCAGGACCTCACAGAACCCGTCATATAGAGGCGTGTAGGCGTTGCAAGAGGCAGGACGAACCTTGCACACTCCTTTGCCACTCCTGCCTCTAGGAGGCGGTCATAGAGTCTCTGAGCAGCAGCAAAATGAATCCTAATATCTTCAAGCAATGTCAGTTTCAGATAATCGCCCATATCATTAATTGAGTTCTGGCGATTCTTTGTATCCTGACGACGAAGTTCTGGTAGAGGAATAGTTCCACCAAGCAGATTCGTATCTGCATATCGTTGAGAAAACTCCTGAAATGTAAATGACCTGTGTCGCAGTATCTGAGCTGCAATACCACGAGTCGTATTAATCTCAACAGTCATTGTTGCCTGTTCAAAAATACTCCAGTGTTGGTGCTTAATACAATACTTAAGTAATCCAGAGAAATTATCATTCTCTTGATTGTTTGGATTACTTACACGAGCACAATATGCCATGTGCTTCTCTGCATCAGGAGTAACACTAATTAGTTTTACTTCTGGTTTCATAAGTTCGTAGTCTTCAAACTTCATCGTCATAAAATACTTCGTCGTAATCTGCAATGTACTGAGAAATCTGTTCGTATGGTAGAGGTTTATATTCATCTACATCTACATCAGAACAAATCTCTGACTTAAGACATTCTACCAGAGATTCAAGATTTTGTACAATTAACTTAAGCTTTTCTTGATCCATTCATATCAACCCGGACAAAGGTAATTATACACAAAAAAAGAGGGGTAGTCAAGTACCCCTCTTTCTCAATCTCTTTGTCTCCAGTCATCTGGTTTATCTTCAGTGAAGAAATCTATAATATCATCAACTGTATTAAATCCAGATACTCCTTTGGACTCATGACCAATTCCACCAATATCAAGTTGGTTCAAAAAATCATCTAATCCACCTTCTTGCATATCAGGATTTTCTGCTTTACGTCTTGCCTGACGAAGCAGTGTGCCAGCACTTCTATTTGCCTGAGCAAGTTTCTCTGCCCAGATCATCTCACTTAATTCTACCGATTCACCTTTTACAATTCGTTCACATATTGCTTCAAGTCGAAGACGATATTGTGTAGAGAGCATAAACTTTACCAGATATAGTGTTATTTATTTTAGCGTTCAATATAACTCAGAGTATGATTCTGAGCATAAAGTTGTTGGATAATGATGTCACAACCAATCTTAGGATTGCAATCACCACAAGTGTAGACATCAACTGCTGCTTTACCTTCTTCAGGCCAAGTATGAATTGAGATATGACTTTCTGAAAGCAAACAAATAACGGTGACTCCTTGTGGTTCAAACTTCTTTGAGATAGTCTGAATCACAGTAGCACCGCTTGCAACTGCTGCGTTTTCTAGTAAGTCTATAAGACAACGCTCGTTATCCAAAAGGACAAACGAGCATCCGTACAAGTTAAGTAAGTAATGCTTCCCCATCAGACTATGGATTCTCCTCTGCTTCTTTAATTAGTTCACTCACATATGTCTCAGTTCCATCCATAGTCCTAACTGTAAACAGAGGAGACTTCATATATTTTTTGACTTTTTTATACTTCTTCAGTAATTTTTTAACTTCATCTTTATAGATTGATACTTCAATCTTTTCTTCACTAAAACCTTCACTCATTTTCTTTTCTTTTTTTCTTCAGGTGCTTTGTAACCCCATAGTTTGGGATTAACTCTTCCATAACCAAAGTCAATTTTTTGAATAGAACCTGGACCATATTTGTCATAGTACATATCAAAAAGACTTACTTTTTTCGCTGCACGACAAAGATCAATACATTCTTTACCATCAACAACATACCAAACTAGATATGCATCGCTGGGAAAAGAAGCATCTTTTGTTTTTTCAATTGCAGTTTTTTCTAAAAGAATCTCACAACCATACTGAGAAGGAACAATATAATTTTCATTTACCTTATCCAATTGTTGCTCCTCCTGTTCATTTCTTACAACATTACGAAGTCTGCTCACGAACGACCACCCCAAGTAATTTCAGGATATGCACTCTTTACAATTTCATGATTGATTTTATATTTATCAACAAGTCTTCCATCTTTAACAAGAATCAAAAGTTCTGCTTCTTTCGGATGAAGACCCTGAAGAAGATTGATAAACATCATCTCTCTACGAATAGTAGAAAGTGTATTATTACCACCCTTTACATAGTGATAAAGATTTTGATATTCTTTACGCAAAGAAGTGCGTCCCCTACCATCTAAATCTTGTCCAGTAGCAGATTCGCCACCAACTGCTTCTCTAGATAGATTTTGTGACAGAGTTCCAGAATATACATTCTGATCCTTTAGGTCTCCATAAGGAACATCTCCTTCAGGAAGAAGAGAGATTACAGTATCATCAAAATTCCAAATAAAAATAGTCTTAAGAGAATCGTGTTCGTAGGTTTTAAGAACCTCAATTTTCTTTTCTGTAGAACGTTGCTTAGAAGCAAGTTCTAGAATTTCAAAAACAAATGGATTGGAAGGAAGACTGTCAATAGGTTTTTCAGTCGTCTTCTTCGTCTTCGTCGTAGTCATAGTCATTCTCAAATCGTACTGCTAAAATTTCATCAGGAATAATATTCCCATTTTCATCAAACATCTCTGGATGTGTGTTTAGTGAAGCAATATAATTTCTTTCATAGAAATGTTGCTTTGCCATCCATCCTAACATACCACCAACAAAAAAGAACATTATTGAAACTAATGTGCCGATGGTTAGAGTTACTGCTAACATTTTTCTTTCTCCAGAGAGTTATTTTTTTCTAATATCGAAGTGAAATTCAATGAAGAAATGAAACTCTCTACGAAAGAGAGAAATCATTTTACCAAACTTCACTTGAAAAGTTTTTGGCTTTGATGACTCTCTCTTCCTCCTATTCCTAAGTAACAGTTCAACACCCCGATTAATCTGGGGTTCTGGTTTATTTAGTTTGTTTTTTCCTTCTTCCCGGTCGTTTATCATAATTATATTTCCAAGCGTCTTCAAGAATTGCATAAAGATAATTTCTTATCTTTCTTGCTTGCGGTTTTGGAATATGACCATAACCTTCACGCAATTGTTTATGTATTTCATCAGCACCACCTTCTAGGTATTCGTCCAGATCCATAACAAGATTACTAATCTCACTTGCGGTGGCACTTTCAATAAACTCTTCTACCTCACGCCTAAGTGTTCCACGAATTTTTAAGTAATCATAAAACTTCAAAACAAATTGTCCATTGAAAGCAAGATCGATTGCCTTTTCAACATCAAAATAAACTTCGTGAAAAGTAGATTCCATTAGACTAGATTTTGCTCCTTAAGATATTGAACAGTGTCTGTACATCCACCAAGATGTGTTTGATCATTCAGGATAACTTGAGGAAATGTAGAACCTTCTCCAAATTCAGAATAAAATCCTTCACGATCAAAATTAGTCCCTAGGGTATAAACTACATGCTCAAGATTTGCCAACTCTAACACCTGCTTAATTTTGCTGCAATAGGGGCAACCGTCTTTTGAATAAACTGTAAATTTCATGATTGTTAAGTATATAAGATAATTTATACGATTACAGGTTCTGCCATACTTTCGGGCAAAACATTTTGTGCTTCAAGTTGTTTATCATCTTCCATTCTTGTTGATGGAATATTTACAACTTGATCAAGAAGAATTTTAACTTGCTTGTAAGTCCTCCCCTCTGCAAAAGATACCATCAGCATGGCATCATGAATTGTTGCAGTATCACAAATTTTCTTACCATTCCTATCAAAGACTGAATAGTGATCAGTATATTCAATCTGTTGAAGTTTTTGTATCTGATTCATTTGATGTAGATGGTGGCTTCTCATTATAGGTCTTTTTTGGCATATTGTAAAGACCAGGCCAAGTGTCTCTAATAATTTCTGCGAGTTTGTATGGAGTTGTTGAATTTATCATGAAGCATTATTCCTTCTTGGGCGATAACTATAAAGATTTGTGGGTTTTGGTGGTTTCATCCAGTCCTCTATTTTATCCAAACTATCTTCATTATAGAAGTCTTGTTGGACATACCACAACTTCCAATATTCATGTCCTTTGGATTGATTGCAAGAATGACAACAGCATACCACATTTCTTGTAATATCTAAACCACCTTTTGATTGTGGAACAACGTGGTCTAATGTTAGATTTTCTTCAGAGTTGCAGTAAGCACATTTATGATTCCAACTTTCTTTTATGTGTTTTCTCCATAATCGTTTTGCTTCAGATGAACTTGTTGTCTGCAAATTAAACAAGTATTCTTGAGGCGACTGGAGAATATCCATAAGTACCTGCGACTTGTGAATATTTATTTCACCTAACGTGGTGTCCTCCAAACATATAACGCATTCCGTTCAGGATTTTTGCTCCGAAGGATCCGAGATTGCGTGAGTTAAATCTTTCAAATAGTGCAGTAGTAATGACAGGAGCGGGAACCCCCAAATCCACAGCGGCAGAAACAGTCCAACGACCCTCACCGCTGTCGGATACGCCTCCAGAGAACTGTTTAAGGCTACCATCCCTGCGTAGCACATCAGCAGTAAGGTCAAGTAACCAAGACCCAACCACGCTACCACGACGCCATAACTCAGCAACCTCAGCAACATCAATATCATAGCAATAGGATTCTGGGTCTGCCATAGGGGCAACCTCTGCATCACCTTCTCTAACATACTGAGCACCTGCATTAGCGTTCTTGATGATGTTAAATCCTTCTGCGTATGCTTGCATAATACCATACTCAATACCATTATGCACCATCTTTACAAAGTGTCCTGCACCTGGACCACCACAATGCAACCATCCATATTCAGCAGAAGTTATGTCTGAGTCAAACTGAGTCCTGGGGGCAGCATTGATTCCTGGGGAGAGTGCGTCAAAAATGCGCGAACAAGTGGAGACTGCAGTATTTCCACCTCCAACCATAAGACAGTATCCACGATCCAAACCATAAACACCACCGCTAGTGCCACAATCAATATATTGGATACCAAGTTTTGCCAAGCGTTCTGCTCTCTTCCGACTGTCCTTAAAATTGCTATTGCCATGATCAATAATAATATCTCCTTCGTCACAATATCGTAGTAACTCATTGATTGTCTCCTCTACTGTTTCTGCAGGCACAACCATCATGAAGATGCCTGGACCATATTTGTCTGATACTCCGCTCTGAGTATGTTTTACTACTTGAGCAAGGCTTTGTATAGAAGTTGTAACACCGTTAACATATCCGTTTTCGTATGCTTCTTGCGCTTTTTCATAGTTCCTACGATAACCCCAAACTTCTATTCCTGCCTTCATCATACGACGGGACATACCTTCACCCATTCGTCCCAGTCCAATCAATCCAACTCTCATTTTTCCCAATCCTCGTAAATTTTTCTAAAATAAACATCAACTTTTGACAAACTATCTAAATGAATATCACAAACATAATTATGATCATCACACCACTGAAGTGCAATCTCATGAAACTTTTCTTCACTTATAACTCTTTTAACACCATACAATCTGGAGAACGATGACATCACAAAATGCCAACATTGATCTTCAGATTTCATCTTTCTTATCTAAAACAGATTCCCAATCTTTCTGAAAAAGTTCTAAACCTTTATCAGTCATAATATTCTTATACATTGCCCAGAATACAACTGGGGGAATAGTAACCACATCAGCACCAGCAAGAGCAGATTGTTCTACCTGCCTTACATCACGAAGAGATGCTGCAAGAATTTGTGTAGATGTTCCTGAGTAATCAAATGCCTTACGAATGTTTTTGATGAGTTCAATTCCATCTACAGAATTGTCCATCCAACGACCAACGAAAGGTGAGATGAATGTTGCTCCTGCTTTAGATGCAAGAATTGCCTGTGCCACTGAGAACACAAGAGTTACATTAACTTTAATTCCTTTATCGGAAAGTGTCTTACAAACCTTAAGTCCCTCTACAGTACAAGGAACTTTGATTGTAACTGGAGGAGCAATTGTGTAATAATTTTGTGCTTGGGAAAGCATTTCTTCTGCGGTATCAGCAACAACTTCTGCAGAAATACTTTCTAGTTTTGAAAAAGAATTTGATATTTCTTCAATAACTTCTTGAAGTTGTCTACCACTTTTAAGAATCAAAGTGGGATTTGTAGTAACTCCATCTAATAGTCCAGTCTCATATGCTGGACTAATCATTGAAACATCTGCGGTATCTAAAAAGATCTTCATAAAAAAGTAAGAACTCATAAGTAATTATACGGAGTTCTTTCTAAGGTGTCAGATTTTGTTATGAATTAAAGACATAATAAAAAAGACCCCGAAGGGTCTTATAAAATCAAAGAGCATTTCCTCTAGGAAGAACTTCCTCAGGAAACACAAAGTTTTCGTGAGGTTGATCTGCGGGTGCCATCCAAGCACGTAAACCTTCATTCAGAAGAATGTTCTTCGTGTAGAAGGTTTCAAACTCAGGGTCCTCTGCTGCACGAATCTCCTGACTTACAAAGTCGTAAGCACGAAGATTAAGAGCCAAACCAATAATACCAATGCTACTAGTCCATAACCCCATGACAGGTACAAACAGCATGAAAAAATGAAGCCAACGCTTATTACTAAAAGCAATGCCGAAAATCTGTGACCAAAAACGATTTGCTGTAACCATTGAATAGGTTTCTTCTTCCTGGGTCGGTTCAAACGCTTTGAATGTATTTGCTTGCTCACTATCTTCAAATAGAGTGTTTTCTACAGTTGCTCCATGAATGGCACAGAGAAGTGCTCCACCCAGTATACCAGCAACTCCCATCATATGAAAGGGGTTAAGAGTCCAGTTGTGGAAACCTTGTAGGAACAGCAGGAAGCGGAAGATAGCAGCGACACCAAATGAAGGTGCAAAGAACCAACTGGATTGCCCCAGAGGATACATTAAGAATACAGAAACAAATACTGCGATAGGACCAGAGAATGCGATTGCATTATAAGGTCTGATACCTACCAGACGAGCAATCTCAAACTGACGAAGCATGAATCCAATCAGACTAAAGGCCCCGTGGAGTGCCACAAAAGTCCAGAGTCCCCCAAGTTGGACCCAGCGGACGAAATCCCCCTGAGACTCAGGACCCCAAAGTAGAAGAAGAGAATGACCCATAGCGTCAGCAGGCGTTGACACAGCTGCTGTGAGGAAATTAGCGCCCTCAAGGTAACTAGACGCCAACCCGTGGGTGTACCAACTAGTAACAAACGTTGTGCCAGTAAGCCAGCCACCAAGCGCCAGATAAGCAGTGGGAAAAAGAAGTAATCCAGACCAACCAACAAAGACAAAGCGATCTCGTTTAAGCCAGTCATCCAGGACATCAAACCATCCTCGTTGTGAAATAGGTTGTGAAAGTGTTGAAGAAGTCATAACCTCATATGTATTTCTCATATTTATCTTAACATAAGTTAACAAAGGGGTCAATGAGTGATTCTACTCATTCATAAATCATCCCAACAGTCAGTAAGACAAAGCAGAGTATGGTGAATACCATCATACCTACACCTGCCCAGATCACCCAGTTAGGCATAGGTTCGTGTTGAGTATTATGAGACATTGAGATATTGAATCATTTTTTGTAAGGTATCTATATTATCTCCTACAAGACCCAATGCGGTATTGCAATGATGACAAAGTAGTTTTCTTACTTTACCAGTATTGTGGCAGTGGTCTACAACAAAATAATTGCTCGTATGTCTACCACCAGGTTCAGTTGTTTTGCAAATAGCACACTGATTATTTTGTTCTGCAAGCATTACATCATAATCTTTCTGGGTGATACCATACATTCTTTTAAGTGCTTGTTCTCTTTTTATGATAGATGGAGTTGCAGAAACTCTTTTTTTAGTGCATTCTTTACAATGGTTATGTCTGGTGTTTGGCGATTGCTTTCCACCTCTTTTATAAAACTCTACAATATCTTTTGTCATCCCGCACTTGGTGCAAGTTTTAGTTCCAGTAGTTTGAGTAGGTCTAGACATTCGTGTATTATATTCGTGTATTATTATATATGAAAAAAGGGACTTTTGCAAGTCCCTTTGAGTATTATTCAGTTTTAGGAAACTCAACCAATGGAAGGAGCAGTCAGAGCAACAGGAGTTGCTTCGGCAGCAGCGAGGTCCAGAGGAAAATTGTGAGCATTCCTTTCATGCATAACTTCCATGCCCAGTCCAGCACGGTTGAGAACATCAGCCCAGGTGTTAACTACACGGTTCTGACTATCAACGATTGATTGGTTAAAGTTGAAACCATTCAAGTTAAATGCCATCGTAGAAACACCAAGAGCAGTGAACCAGATGCCAACTACAGGCCAAGCAGCAAGGAAGAAGTGCAGCGAACGTGAGTTATTAAAGGAAGCATATTGGAAGATAAGGCGACCAAAGTAACCGTGAGCAGCTACAATGTTGTAGGTCTCTTCTTCTTGTCCGAACTTGTAACCGTAGTTCTGTGACTCATTTTCTGTAGTCTCACGTACAAGACTAGAGGTGACAAGAGATCCGTGCATAGCAGAGAAAAGAGAACCACCGAAGACACCAGCAACTCCCAACATGTGGAAAGGATGCATAAGAATGTTGTGTTCTGCCTGGAAAACAAGCATGTAGTTGAAAGTTCCCGAAATCCCCAGAGGCATTGCATCAGAGAAGGATCCTTGACCGAAGGGATAGACCAGGAACACTGCAGAAGCAGCAGCAACGGGTGCAGAGTAGGCAACACAAATCCAAGGACGCATACCAAGTCGGTAAGAAAGTTCCCATTCGCGTCCCATGTAAGCATAGATGCCAATCAGAAAGTGGAATACGACCAGTTGGAAAGGTCCACCATTATATAGCCATTCATCAAGAGAAGCAGCTTCCCAGATGGGATAGAAGTGAAGTCCGATTGCATTAGAAGAAGGAATAACAGCACCAGAGATGATGTTGTTTCCGTACATGAGTGAACCAGCAACGGGTTCACGGATACCATCAATGTCCACAGGGGGAGCACCAATGAATGCAATGATGAAACAAGTAGCAGCAGCAAGCAGCGTTGGAATCATCAGAACACCGAACCAACCAACATAAAGACGGTTATCGGTTGAAGTAATCCAGGAACAGAATTGTTCCCAAAGGTTTTCGCCAGAACGGCGTGAAGCGATTGAAGCAGTCATTTGTTTAAAAGGGTAAGTAAAAGTCCAGGGGGGACTGGATGGTTACAGTATATCCCACAACACCCTCCATTGTGGGTATGAGAGACGTTTTTATACACCCCATAGGTCTCGGTTAGTGGGTGTTTGTCAATGTTAAGAATTATGAGAATTCCGTAACATTTGTTTACCTATTTATCATAACACTGTTAGCAAATACTGTCAAGAGGTCCAATTTCCTAGGTGGCACACGATAAATAAGAACCATTTTTCATAAATATTCTTATACCATTCGGAGTAATGCAGTGGCAAAATCTGCAAACAAAGGTAAGAAAGGATCTGCTGGTGGTAAGCAATCTAAACAAAACCAAGGTAATGCGACTGCGAAGAAAGCAAAAAACGGTGGTAAGAAAAAGTGAGGATGTATGCCAAGAGAGTGGAATACTCCCAAACGTGAGTGTTGGAATGCTCCGATTCATAACATTCTAAAAGCAATAGACAATCACACTCAAGAATACTTCAAGAGTGGTGATGTTTGGCATCTAGAAAAAGCAGATATGCTAAGGAAATATCTACACGAACTTAAGACTTGGATACATAAAGAAGAAGGAAGATGAAAAAATTATTCTTAATTGGTCTATTAATTATAAGATTGATTACCAATGATGGAGTATTTTTAAATGCCAGAAGAATACCACCAAGAAAACAATTCCCCGAAATCATCAGATTCATCAGAAGACCAGCCAAAAAAGGTAGGAAAAAATTTTCGTACTTTAGATAAACTTATTGCGTCTTTAGTGATATGTACCTTAGGATATATTGGAGTTACTTTTTTAAATTGTAACTTTATGGTTCCAGGTTCACTGGAAAGAGCAGATGCTTTAGGTGGTTTAGTAAATCCCCCACCATTAGATTGCAAAGAATCTGAAAGTAGAGCATACAATGCATTGTTTACTCTACTCACTGCTCTGTTAGGTCTTAAAGCGAAGATGGAAGATTAAGATACCCAGAGGTTCCCTTCCGCTTTTCTGCGTCTCGCTAATCCTGCCTCTACATTGCTACCAGGATTGCGGTAGAGATATAAAGCATCTGGAACTAAATTCCACTCTTTATTCTTCAATCTGCTCGTGATAGTATTAAACCCACCAGCACCATAGAAATCAGCACCGAGATTGTAAGCAAAACTGAGAAGTGCTCCACGTTGATTATCATTCATTTCATTCCAATAAGGTATCTTTTGCAAAGAGGGTAGAAATCTATTTTCAACATCAAATAGCAATAAACTATCAGCATATTTTTGAGTAATAGTTCTTCCCATCTTAAAATAAGAACCATTAAAATCTCTAGTGCTTCCCCATCCTATTGTGATAGGAGGACCGCCAGTTTTTGGATCTGGATAGGCATTTAAATGACATCCCTCAAATTCTTTGATTAAATCAACACCACATTGAGGGACTTTTAACTGTGATGTTGATTCTACTTTTTTACATCAAAGATTCTACCCCATCCAGTTTTATCTTTACCATTTTCCAACCAACGATAAGTCAAATCAGACTTCTTATATACAGCACCTTTACCATTTGTTACTGGTCCAGTATATCCATCGTTCAGAGAACCGTAAGGATCATTTACAACATAGTCTTCACCTTTCTTACCAATCACTACAACCATGTGCCCACCAGAAGGTGCAGATAGAGTACCGCGATGATAAATCCCGATAACAACAGGTCTCCCAGCGGCAAGCTCACGATCAAGATCAGAAAACCCAAGATTGTAACTAAAGTGTGACTTAACTCCATAACCATCCAAAACTTTTGTTTGGACAGAGTGATCAGTTGTATCACCAACTGCAAAGACTTTTTGGACGTAGGCGTCATCGCCCTTTGCTCCCTGAAGAGTTCCTGGTTTAAAGTACTCTAAACACATCGCACAAGAAGATGAATTACAGGTTCTCTGTGCGTCTCTGTAATTATCTGTTTGTGGGAAATAAGGAACATTAAGAATTCCAGGAATTACTGGTTCTAATTTTGTTCTAAAAATTTTTACCCAATTTGAAGTATCCTCAATCAAATCTGGATTCTTAATCGCAAGATCAACTTCAAGTTGTTCTACTGCAGCAACGTGCTTTGGATTCTTTGGATCGTAGTATTGAAAGAAGTTATGAAGATCTACTCTCATTGTTCCTAACCGTTCAGTAAATCTATTTATTAAAAAAGGAGGGATAAACCCTCCTTCTCATCAGACCAATTCTTCTTCTAGAATAGTAGATTTAATATAACTATAGACATTTTCGGGAGTAGTCTCTTCATAAGGATCAGAGTCAGCATTATCACGCTGTCCTGCTTCAACAAACAGTTTTTCAATAATACCTTTGTCTACCACAGCAGCGTAACGCCAAGAACGCTCACCGAAGCCAAGATTTGACTTGCTAACGAGCATACCCATTGAACGGGTGAAGTATGCATTTCCATCGGGAATCAGTTTTACGTTTTGAATATTTTGATCTTGTGCCCAAGAATTCATCACAAAACCATCATTAACAGAGATGCAGTAAATAGCATCAATACCCAGTGCTTGAAACTCTCCAAACTTTTCCTCAAATCCAGGAAGTTGATATGCAGAGCAAGTAGGAGTAAATGCCCCAGGCAGTGAGAAAATCACAACACGCTTACCATCAAAAAGTTCTGAGGATGTACGAATTACGAATTCTCCAGATTCACGAAATACGAATTGGACTTGTGGAACTTGATAACCTTCTTTACGCATTTTAACCTCCATCAGAATACGCCAGGGATGATTTGACCAGTAGTGGCGTAAGTACCCATTGCAACGATAACTCCGATCATTGCTGCCCAACCGTTAATACGTTCGGCACGTTCAGTAAAAAGATTTTTCATTTTGTTTCTCCTTGATAAGAATGGTGTTGTTTAAGTTCAGGATTAGATTGAGAAGAAACCACAGGGTTTCTAGTTTTATTTTTGATGACGATAAACGCATCGTTCTGGTAAGTTACAGTTCCGTATGGTTTCGCCCACTTTGGATTAGCGTTGGGATTAGTAGCAGTTCCCGTAACTGCCACGCCACCAATGTTGACTTCCAATTCATCGTTAGTGTCCCATCCAAGTTTCTCAAGAGCAATCGCAAATTGCCCTAACATTTCAGCACTCATCAGTAAGTTTCTGCGACTTTCTCTACAGCATAACCCAAAAGTACAAAAAAGGCAACTGCAGTGAGTGTGAAGATTACTTCAGTCATCAGAATACACCGAAGAAAAAGTTACCAGTTGCTGCATAAGAAATAATGCCTGCTACAAATCCCAGCATTGCCCAACGACCATTAGCAAGTTCTGCTCGTTCGTTGTGCGTCATCATCCCATACTTAATAGCATCAGCATCAGAGATGTACATTTGGGGTTCGCGGGCAAACATATTTTGTTGTCCACGATCATTAGTCGTTACAGTCATTTTCGTTTTATTACGAATTGTTACACAATTATATAGGAAAAATAAAGAGGTGTCAAGCACCCCCCTGTTATGATTTACTTACCGATACGACCAACAGCAATCTTTGCCTTGTTCAAGATAGACCCACTCAAAGGAACATAACCCAAATCATCAGCAAGCATCTGTGCCTTTCCACTTAGAGCATACTTAAGTGCTGATTGAATGTCACCAGTTTTGGCACCATTACCACTCTTATATGCAAGAACCCAAGTCAGAGTGGAGATTGGATAAGCACCAGCACCAGAAGGATTAGGATTTTCACCTGCAAGGTTGCTATCTAGAGTAATACTATTCAGAGCAGCAGCACCAGAAGTAGCAGAAGGAAGAACAAACTTACCTGCTTTGTTTTGAATTGCAGCAGCCTGGAGTTTGTTTACCTTTACAAATCCAGTATTCACATAACCAATAGAACCAGGAGTGTTACGAATGGTTCCTGCAACACCTTCATTACCTTTACCACCAACCCCAACTGGCCAAGAAACAGACTTACCAACAGTCTTCCAAGATGCATCAAATGCGTTCAGAGAGTTGGTAAACGCAAAAGTAGTACCAGAACCATCAGAACGATGAACAACCCGAATAGGACCATTACCACAGTTAGGGAGTTGTTTCCAATCCTTAATCTCACCTTGGAAAATATCAACCACTTGCTTCTGTGTCAGTTTCAGAGAGCATCCAGGTTTGTTGTATGCGACAGCAATCGTTCCACCCACCATAGGAATTTGAACGACACCACGCTTCACTTGCTTTGCTTCTGATGCTTTGATGGGTTCATCGCTTGCTGCGAAGTCAACTGTGCCCGCAATGAATTGACGAACACCAGCACCAGAACCAACGGACTGATAATTAACCCTACTCCCAGAAGTTCGTGCATAATCTTGGAACCATCGTTGATAAATCGGTGCTGGGAAGGTGGCACCAGCACCATTCAAAGCAGGTCCAGCAAATGCTGCAACAGGAGCAGCAACCAGACCAACAGCAATAAAGTTTTTGAGTTTCATAAAAAGTGAATAACTTCGTAAGTAATGATACTGGAAGACAATCGTAAAGTCCACTAAGATTTGGTTAAGGTTTTGATTGCCTAATAAAAAACCACCCCAGAAAGGGGTGGTTCTACTCATTTTATGAGTTACTTATCAGAACGTGAACTTGGTCTGAATTACACCACCCCAACTAGAGGCATTGTCAACCAGACGTTGGTTGTCACTTGCATAGAAGACTGCAGGAGTGATGCTGATATTGTCAGACACTTGATACTTGTAGAAGACTTCAAGCATCGTTGCTTTTTCAAGATTAGTTCCTGTAGGAGCTTGACCAATAGCAACACCAGCAGAGTTACCCTTAGCAAATACATCTGCCCACTGAAGACCAGTGAACCAGGAGTCGCTATTGGTAGCATCGCTAACCGTACCACTTACATTATTCCAACCGTAGGCAGCAGAGATAGAAGGGACCCAACCAGACTGCTTAGGTTGCCAGTAAGCGTTGATAGCATAACCATTGGAGGTTTGACCAGGAACCAGAGTACCACCAGCACCGTTCAGACCGTTGTAGGTACGAACACGAGTACCTTCAGTACCATAACGATAACCAAAAGCAATACCGTAGTTAGTACCACGATAACCAATCTGTGCCAGAGTATTCAGAGCACCAGATTCATCAAATTCACCTTTAGAAGAATCAGAACCATTCTGAGCAATGTAGTTTACACCAGCAACCAGACCTTGCTTACCTTTTTGCTTCCACATAGCACCGAAACCAGCACCAGTTGCCTTGTTATAGACACCAGGAGCGCCAGCAACTTGGAAGAAGTCAAGAATCTCAGACTTATAAGCAGTGGGCATCCATGCCATCTCAGTGTTACGAACCTTAGCACCAGCAGTTAGAGTAGTGGTGTTATTGAACGCAGGGAACTGATAGTACAGACGATCAATAACTACGTTATCACCATTAGCACTTGAGAAGTTGTCTGCCTTGTCCAGTTTGAACAGTGAAGAAGAACTGCCGAACGGATCAGAACTGAAGTTAGAAGAACGAAGACGAGTACGAAGCAGGTCTTGTCCAGTAAACGAGGTATCAAAGTTCAGACGAACATCATAATTGAAAGCAGTTCGTGCGACATCATCAGTTGTAACATCAGTAGCACTACCTGCCTTAGTGCGGTAATCATCTACACCACCAAGAACAAAGGTTGCTTCACCACGAAGTTTGGTAGTGGTAGAGAATTGTTGTGCTTCTAGTTGACCAACTTGTGCTTCCAGTTTATCAACACGACCACGAATGACAGCAAGTTCCTGAGCAAATTCTGTTTGAAGACGCTTAAGTTCATCAGTAACTTCAGTCACACGGTCAAGACAAGCATTCAGAAGTGCTGCTGCTTCATAGCGAGTCATTGCCTTAGTGCCACCATAGGTGCCGTTAGGATAACCAGCTACGCAACCATAACGCTCTACGAGGTTGCTGAGTGCCTGATATGCCCAATCGGAAGGTTGAACATCAGAGAATTGAGTGACGCTTGTTGCCTGTTCAGAGGAGTATTGATTGACTGCTGCAATATTAAGGTCTGCGGCATTCGCAACAGCAGGAGCAACCATTCCCAGAGCAACAGGTGCAAGCATCAGTTGTTGAAAGAATTTCATAAATTTGTTTTTGTTTGTACTATAGGACAAATGTTAAGAATTACAACTGAATTCTTAAGTACTTATTTAGTATAGAGGATTTCTTTTTGAATGTCAAGGATTTTGTTGGGCAGCAGAGTTTTCAGTGATGCGACCAAGATAAGGATCATAATTCATATAGTCTCGAATATCAATATTTGCCCCATTCTGTTCCCAGAAATTCGATAGTGCCTTGTAGTTGCCTACATGGAAAGCATCAATATGCTCAGGATGAATTGAAGAACCCAATTCAATTCTATAGATTAGAAGTGGAATTGAGTAAGTATTCCCAGAATTATAAATCAAATCGTCTGCAACTGGGCGAGGTTTAACTCCATTATCGAGACGATACTTATCACCTTTAACATGATATTTCAGTAATTTTTCTGCATGATGGCGATTAATCAAATAGCAAGCTGTAGAAAAATCATTCACAAATCTCTTGTGAAGTTTAACATGAATATCTCCAGTGCAAATAATTGCGATTTGTACAACATCCCAATCATAAGGAATATGTGCATAGAAATCATCCCAAGTAAAATTCCAATACTTGACAAGATCTAAATTACAATCATCCTCCATAATGATTGCATAGGGACTATCAGATGTCTCATACCAATACTTAATTGCTTTTAGGTGAGAAGTGATGCACCCAATCTCACCAGAAGTCATCATCTCAGGATAACGACCAACTAAAATATCACTCAAATCATCATCTCTACCATCATATGCAGAGATACGAGTATAGTTTTCAACTTCCCAATATTTAAACTGAGACTCCATATACTCTTTCCTTTCAGGTTGTCCATCAAGGTTTAAGTAATAAATTGGACCTATATTATTGAGTTTGTATGTAGATTTATTTTTATCGTTTAATTCAAACATGATATTTGGAATTATTTTTTGCTAAGTGTACTATCTTTGGTTCAAATTCACAATACTCAGTAAATACTTCAGGATATGCATACTCAGAACCTAAAACATTTAGATGTTCTTTATTTTCGATGAAGAATTTATTCAAATGACTCTCATCATGCCAAACAGCAATTACATTATTCTTTAAATCAATATTGACTCTCTGCTCAAGTTCATCAATCATTTCAAGGATATTAGGAACTTTTCCTCCCCAAAGACAACCTTGATAATATACTGATAAATCATCATCCTCAGTTATATGGGCAACTGAAAGTGGATTAGTCTCAAATGCTCCAGGATATTGATTGTGTGGGGGCATTTGGAGAAAATGGCAAGGATGATGCACACCAAAGAATGATTTTGTAGTATCAAAAAATTCTTCTTCAGTAATGGTGTCCACAACTAAAGCATCAGCATCAATAAAGACAAACCAATCATTCTTTGCAATTTCTTCCTTTGCCTTTTGAATAATCTCAAATCGTTTAAGAGTAACGTAAGGCCAGTCTAGATGTTCTTGCTTATATACCTTTACATCTTCAGGGAAATCACCTTCTCCATCCGTAAAAACTAAAAAAGTTTTTTCACTGTTAGGCAGAAAATACTCTTGAATATTCTCATAATACTTTGGAAGAAAATTTAAATATTTTCCAGTTCCAATAAAACAAATAGCAACTTTCATCAAATAACCATCCAAGTTTCAGGAATTAAATCTTTAGTATCTAGGTGCTCATTGTCAGAACCCAAAAACCATCCAGACGGGGCAATAACATTATTATTCTTTGCTAACCAAGCACCCCACCAAGAGAATGAGGAATTTGCAATAATATGTCCTGAGCAAAGAGTCATCAAACACAAATCAACATAGTTTGTATTTCCCTCAGCAATTAAAAATCTATCACTAGAAAATAACTGCTGCTCATTACACCACTTAGGGTCATCAGAGAAAACAAGAACTGGAACTTCGCTGCCAAATTGCTCTAGTGCTTTTTGATAATATTCCAATCCAAGTGCAGTATGATTTGGATTTGTAATATAATCAGTTCTGCGAATATGCAAAGCAATTGGAGATTTATCTAATTGAGATATCATTTCCAAACAAGGAGTTAGAATTTCATCTCTAAATTCAAAGTCTTGTTTAATCTCGTCTTCAATGTGCTTAAAGTATTTCTCGGACTGAAAAAATCCCTGAATAGAAACCCAATCAGGACATCCATTAAATAACTTTTCGTCAAAAGAAAAACTTCCTTCAGAAATAGTTGGTCTATCCAAATCGATGAATTGTACATTTAGTTGAGTAGTATTATTCAACTTAAATGGATTGAATAATTGATGGTCTACCCATTCATTTTGATTTTTTGTGGGGGGAAAACAATATTCATACCCCATATTCCTAGCAATACCTTTAAGAGCAGCAAATTGAAACATCTGATTTCCAAGTCTGCCCATCTGCCCTAGTGCATTAAATCCAATCATTTTATAAATGGCAATTAATTAGTTTGAATTATTGTTTCTACATTTGGAAGATAGTGGGTTTTAATAATATTAACCCAATCAAATTCTCTCGAATACTCTAAAATTTCCTCACGGTTGTTTATAGAATAATTTCTATTTTCAAGAATTTTTTCTTCAACATATGCAATATCTCCAATCTTACTCTCAGGAATAATTGTAATAAATTGTTTCGATGCATCCAGATTTGCCTTACCCCATTCAGTAACAACAACACCTAAGCCAGCAGATAATGCCTCCATACAAACAAGAGGATGTGCTTCACCGTCGCTTAGAAGAACAAGATTACCATAATCAGTTAATTGATCGTGGAGTGTTGGTTTGTTCCACTCACCAAGATAGTTTTTAGAAACATCAAATCTAGAGTCTGCATTATTACCAGCAAACCACAGACTTTCAATAGATTGGAACATATACTGACGCTTACGATAATCAATCTTAGCAAGATAGATTGAGCGATCCGAATGTCTTGGAGTATTAGTGTATCTAAATGCCTCACAATTAACACCATTTGGAGTTACAAAAAGTTTCTCCTCAGGAATATTCATCAAGATTTTATATACATTCTTAATTCCTGCAGACAAACAAAAAACATTTGGTCTAATCTGCCCAAATGCATTTGCGATATTTACATATCCACCAAACATTTCAGGTCTTTCAAGATACCCAAAGTGACTTGTAATTGCCTTTGGGTATTGGATATATGGATAAACTCCAATAAATTCATCATAATGAACATGAACAAAATCTGGTCTAAATGAATTTATTTCATTAATAATCTGATTAGGGTCTTTGGTGTTCACTATTTGAACTTCATGACCCAACTTTTTAAGAGCATTTCTTGTATCCCAAACAAGAATTTCTACTGCACCCCACCCCGTAGGTGGAATTGGCATAATCCCAGGACCAACTAAAGTAATTTTCATCTCTTGCCTAACTCCTCAAACAATGCCATATGCTTACCATTATGACGCTCAAAAACTTCAAAATCATCTGGATATTGTTTAAGAATATATCCAAGAGCAATTTGCTCATTATTCACAAATCCATCACCAATCATTTTATTCAAGAAAGTATTTTCAATTTCTGTTGATACTTTTTGAAGTGCATTGGATGTACCACCAAACATAGAACCAAGCACATATGATCTATTATCCAAAAGATAGCTCTTAGGAAGAATAGATGCATTTGCAAGATCTTTGTAATATTCCATATTCATTTGTATAAGGAATTTATCCCCCATACCCTCCAATGCTTCAAGAGCATTCTCACTCGGATATTCTAAATCCAAATCATATTGACCAAAGAACCTAGACCCGCCAGCGTCCATCCAAAAGAAAAACTTACTATCAAAAGGATTTTCTTCAATTGCCTGAGATATCCACTTAAACTTGGAATATTGGACAATAGAATACATTGAGTACTGACATTCAATTCTATCTGGATCAGAAATCTTATTCCGATATTCTTCAGTAGAAATTAATTCATCTAACTGATCTTTAAGATAATAATAAGGTATCTCCTCAATCTTTTGAGAAATTACTTTGGTGGGAAGATCCCCTCTTTTTTCTGCAATGAAATCAACAAGATCCTCAGTGACAAACAGGATCATTGGGCATTTTAATTTGAGAGTGATTTCGAACCAGTCAAGATAGTCTTTCCAGGTTCTACCGTCCATACCTTCTCTTTGAATATTAAAGAGAGAGGAAACTATAACAAAATCTTTATTCATAATAAACTTTAAATTGATGAACTAATGGATTGGGTTTTGAGTGCCAGTTTGCGTCTCTATTACACTCTATAATTTCAGGATTAAATGTTTCTTCTTCTCCTACAAGTGCGAATAGAGTTGGGAGTAATAAATCATGAGCAAACATTGCATAATACTCCATTGATAACCTATCAAGGATTGTTATATCAGATTTTAGCACATTAAGTGCTTTAAGGAAAGTCTTTGTTTCAAAGATTGCAGGAGTTGCCCCCCAACAATCTATAACTTTCGATTTACCAACTGATGATAAAACTTTTTTAAATCCTTCAGGAAGACCACTATTAATTCTAGATCCTAATAACTTTACTCCTTTAGGAATAGTAAGTTTTCCTCTCACTAAGGCATCTGGGTCTAACATTAGAATATAATCAGTTTTGCAATATTCTATTGCTCTTTCCAATCTATCCAAAACTGCGAGAGCACATTTTTTAATTGCTGTCTGATTTTCCTCTTCCCTAAAATTACCAGTTACTTGGTCACCAGTAATTTTAAATGTAGCAGACATTGTATCCTCTTCTAAAGATACAAATATATTACCATCAGACTCTTTTAAATAAGAAAAATCCAATCCCCCATCAGATACAAGATAGATTGGAGAATCTGGATAGTACTTTCTTAATTCAGATAGAGAATATTCTACCGCTTTCTTTTCGGTATAACAACTATAAAAAAATCCAAGACTACTCATAACTAAAGAATTGATAATAAACTATGTATTCTGTTGATGTAAGTATGATTTTCTTTAACATACTGCATACCTTTTAAAATGAGGTCATAATTTTCTTTGTTAGAAATTCCGTCATAGAAAAGTTGTTCAGTATCTTGATTATAGATACAATTTCCATCAAGTTCTTCATAGAGTGCTTTTGAATTTGTTAAACCAAGATGTCCATAACTGATATTCTTAAATAATCTACAAGTTAAAAGACCTTGCTTCAAATGCTGCGGTCCACGAATATCAATACCTAGAAGAGATTTTTTTGCTCTAGTAATAACTTCCTCAGTGGAAAGTGGATTTGCCCAAGGGTCATTATGCACAAATCCAATATTATTTTCCTGACACGCTTTTATAAAAGGAATAAAGTTGGAATAGTTTTCACAAACTCCATGGCCAGAAATTGTACCAGAGTAATATATTACATTTTCTCTTTCTAACCGAATATCATTTTCATTAAACTCGTCAGGAAGAAGATTGGTTGCCCAACTAATATAAACCTTATCATAATCATCCATTTCATAATCAACATAATCGTTGTTGACTCTTACTTTTCTTGATTGCTTAGGGTCAAAATAGCAGGCAGGTCCAAGTTTGATTGCCTTTGTTTTGTCTAAAGAATATTCTTGAATATGATCCTTAAAATTGACAGCAGACATCCTAATATCAACATACCTCTCCGCATTTTGATATTTAATCGGAGAAGGGCAATACATTATAAAGTAGCAACTAGTATCATTGATTGGAATATTTTTATCAGCAAACCCCTCTCCAATAAACAAAGAATTGCTGTAATCAAAGTCTTCTGGATAATCTCCATCGTGGAACCAATATACATCATATCCAAGATGTTTAAATGCCTTATAGTAAGCATCATGAACATATGAATGTGTATGGGAATAAAGAGGATGTCCCCAAATAATCACCTTAGAATACTTCATTTTAAACTATCATAACAAGTATTTTCAGTAAACCACTGATAAGTTTTAACGAGTCCCGAAAGAAGACTATGCTTTGGTTTCCATCCAAGTTCAGACATCTTTGAATAATCTAAGGGACGATTAGGAGTTCCATTTGGACGGGAAGAATCCCAATTAATTACACCACTATACCCAACAACCGCTGCAACAGTTTCTGCAAGTTCTTTGATACTTACATTATATCCAGAACCAATATTAATCAGCTCAGCATTTTCAAATTTATCCATTGCAAACAAACACGCATCTGCAAGGTCATCAGAATAAAGAAATTCCCGCATAGGAGTTCCATCACCCCAAAAAGTCACATTCTTTCCATTAGAATTATTAAACTTAGTCATCATCGCAGGAATTACATGCCCATTTTCTGGATGGAAATTGTCACCAGGACCATACAGATTTGAAGGCATAAGAGATACCGATTTAAATCCATACTGCTTACGATATGCCTGGAGCATTTTAATTCCAGAAATCTTAGCAACAGCATACGCATCATTAGTAGGTTCAAGGTATCCAGTAAGAAGAGATTCTTCTTTTACAGGAACTTCTGCATACTTAGG